AGTGTATTGGAAATGCAAGGAGTACTTGGATAAGGTAAGAAATTAAGTATGTAACTTAGTATTTAGCAAAGGAGCGGAATATGGAAAAAACAAAAATAGATTGGTGTGATAGTTCATGGAATCCGGTTACCGGATGTCTTCACAGCTGTAAATATTGCTACGCAAGAAGCATTGCAAATAGATTTTCTGGTGGTGGAGAGAAATGGACGGATGATGCGCTGATAGAACTGAATGATCGTATTTATTTCGATGAATCAGAGAAGGCTGAAGCGTATCCATATGGATTTAAACCTACACTGCATAGATACAGGCTTAATGAATACGAGAAAAAGAGCGGAAGGAATATTTTTGTATGCTCTATGGCAGATCTTTTTGGTCATTGGGTTCCTGATTCTTGGATTGAGGAAGTTTTTTCTGCCTGCGCAAAAGCAACGCAACATAATTATCTTTTCCTGACAAAGAACCCGGAAAGATTCGTTGATTTACAGAATAATGGAAAGCTGATTGTAGCTGACAATATGTGGTATGGTGCAAGTGCAACAAACGAAGATCAGCTTGAACTTGCAGCAAAAGCATTTTCAAAGTTAAGTTGCCAAACAAAGAATTTTTTAAGCGTTGAACCGATACTTGAAGACGTTACTGTGTCTAAATACTGGGATTATCACATGGATGCTCACCTTGTAGATTGGTTAATCGTTGGAGCAGAGACAGGACACAGAAAAGACAAGGTGATTCCTGAAAGAGATTGGATAAGATCTATTACATTTGATTGCTACGATGAAAGTATTCCGGTGTTCATGAAATCCAGTCTTGCGGATATATGGCGGAATCCATTGGTACAGGAATTCCCGAAGGAATTACTACGGTAAACTGAAATTTAGAAAAGGAGACTGGCTTATGAAGTTGTCAAAACTGACTAAGCCTGAACTTGAAGAAATCTTCCGGAACGCCAATTTCACGGAAGAGGAAGAGAAAGTGTTTTGGGATTTGTCTAAAGGAATTTCTCAAAAAGAAATATCCTTTAGACATTCCGTATCAATAACTACAGTAGAAAGAAGAGTAAGGTCTATAAAAAATAAGCTTAAGCGGTTAGAAGGTGATAGATTTGGAACTTTCTAATATGGAAATATTGCAATATGCCGTTAGCAATGGTATGATTGACACGGAATCTTTGCAAAAAAGCATTGAAATGAAAAAGAAAGAGGAGTATCTGAAGAAACACCAATACGCAATCAACAAAGGCAAAGACGGATACTGGAGAACTTATTTGCCAGATGAAGAAAAAGGAAGGAGACTTGTAAAAAAGAAAAGCGAGGAAGATCTCAAAGAAGAAGTTATTGAGTTTTACTACCAAAAAGAGCAAAATCCAACAGTTACAGAAGTGTTTTACGAATGTGAAGACCGAAGATTGTCTCTTAAAAAGATATGCAAAGCAACATACGACAGAGATGAGAGATATTTTCTAAGGCACTATGGAGATTTGGGTAAGCGAAGAATAAAATCAATATCAGAAGATGAATGGGGGGATTTTTTAGAGGAAGAAATTGCCGATAAAGAGTTGACACCTAAATCTTTTTCCGGTCTAAAAGGAATTACAAGAACTTTCCTTAAACGAGCGAAAAAACGTAAACTTATTGGTTTTAATATCGTAGAACTGTTTGATAATCTTGACGTATCTGATAGTGATTTTAAAAAAGTAATAAAAGAAGACTATGAAGAAGTATTCGACGAATATGAAACTGATGTAATGATTAAGTATCTTGTCAGCCACCTTGATACTTCTAATGTTGCGATATTGCTTATGTTTTTAACTGGCGTACGTATCGGAGAAGTTGTAACATTAAGGCATTCCGATTTTTCTGATAATACTTTTAACGTTCGCAGAACGGAGACGAAGTATAAAGATGAAAACGGAAACAATGTTGTTGAAGTAAAAGAGTATCCTAAAACCAAGGCAGGAATCAGAACGGCAATTATACCAAGTGATTATGTATGGATTTGCGATAAAATAAAACACATGAATCCGTTTGGAGATTACATTTTTACCAAAAATGATATTAGGATCACCGCACAGGCGGTTAGACAAAGGCAGAAAAGGCTTTGCAGGAAATTGAAAATTTATCCAAAGCCACCGCACAAAGTAAGAAAGACATATGGAACTATTCTTATGGATAACAATGTGGATAAGAGACTTGTTATGGATCAGATGGGGCATACAGATATTATGACATCAGAAATACACTATCATAGGAACAGGAAAACCATTGAAAAGAAATCGTCTATTTTGAGTAGTATACCAGATTTACAGGCAAGGTGATTTGACTACTATTTTTGCGAAAGTAGTCAAAAGTAATCAACAAAAAACACCTAGAAAGCCAGTAAATATGCGGAAAGTAAGAGGAATAGAGTGGGGTTCGAGCCCCCTTGCTTCCACTCGAAAAAGCTGATAAAATGGGCATTCCCGGGCAACGGGTAGTCGAATAGTAGTCAAAATAGTAGTCAAGCCTAAAACGAAAGGAGTTTTTTGCAAAGATTCCAATAATTTTATAGTGAATGAAATGTGACGGATACATGACGGGTAGACCGTCTTTTTTTATGCCAAAATTTAAGCATAAGGAGGGATGACCTTATGGGAAAATTCAAATTTTCAGATGAAACACTGGAACATATATTCAGCAAAGAACGTACAAGGGAAGTGCCGATTAAGTATCAATCAATCATGGTTCATGTGATCGAGGAAGTTTTAGGAGAAACGGGTAATGCTTATGAATTTCAGTCCGTTGGGACTTATGAACAAGCCGACATATCAGACACTTGATGAAGTTGAAATTGCGAAACAGATAGAATCAATGGAAGAAAGGGAGAATAGCCATGCCGCAGCCGATTATGAATCCGAACTATTTCAATCCGCAGTATAGAACACCTATGTACGGACAGTTTATGCCACAACAGGAGCAATTCCAACCACAGCAATTTATGCAACAGCCACAGCAAAACACAGTACAGATGTACGGTCGTATTGTACCGGCGCAAGAGTGCATAGCACCGAATGAGGTTCCTATGGATGGAAACACAGCATTTTTCCCAAAACAGGACCTGTCGGAGATCTATGCTAAATCCTGGGGAGCAGATGGGAAAATCTATACAAGGCTTTACAAGCCTGTTTTAGATGCAGACCCTAACAATTTACCGTCAGACACAGAAAAGGCGAAATTTGACCTATCAGACGAAGCCACAGCGGTATTTATGAAGCGTTTCGATGAACTGGAACAAAAGATTGAACAGTTGAAAACTTCGCAAACGCAAAGGAAAACTCCACAATCGCAAAGAAAGGATGATGCAGAATGAAAATGATGAATCCTATGCAGATGCTCAAAGGGATGGGAAATCCACAACAAATAATTCAAGGGATTATGGGAAATAGTCAGATGATGCAAAACCCCATGATTAGAAATGTAATGGGAATGGCGCAAAAAGGTGACATATCAGGTGTTGAAAATTTTGGCAGAAATATTGCTAAGGAACGTGGCGTAGATTTTGATTCTGAATTTGAAAAATTCAAGCGTCAATTTCCTATGAAGTAGATACTAAATTCTTGCAAGATTAAGTATAAAAAATCTTATATGGAGGTAAAAATTATGTTTGAGAGTAACAATACTCCCTTTACCATGCCTGTTATTCCAGCTAATGGCGGATACGGTAACAACGGTGCATGGGGTGAAGATGGTGCATGGTGGATTATTATTTTCGTCCTTTTCTTCGCTTTTGGCGGTTGGGGCGGTAATGGATGGGGCGGTAATGGCTCTAATTCCAGTTACTACACCGATTCTGCATTGCAAAGAGGGTTCGACACCCAGTCTATCATCGGTAAACTGGACGGAATCAACAACGGTCTGTGTGACGGATTCTACGCTGTAAACAACGGTATGCTTACCGGATTTAATGGCGTAAATACCAACATTTTACAGACTGGCTATGGAATCCAACAGGCTATCAATGCAGACACCGTAGCAGGAATGCAGAATGCTAACGCTTTACAGGCACAGTTAGCACAGTGTTGCTGCGATACCCGTGAAGCTATCCAGGGTGTAAACTACAATATGGCAACGAATACTTGCGCATTGCAGAACACCATGAATAACAACACTCGTGATATTATCGACAGCCAGAATGCCGGTACAAGAGCAATCCTTGACTACTTATGCCAAGATAAGATCGCTACTCTGCAGGCAGAGAACAACGATCTGCGCAGAGCCGCTTCTCAGGATCGTCAGAATGCTCTTCTGACTACTGCCATGAGTGCACAGACACAGCAGATCATCAACGCTGTGAATCCTGCGCCCATTCCTGCATACCAGGTTCCCAACCCTAACGTATATTACGGATGCGGTTGCAACACTGGTTGCGGATGCTAAAACTGCATATCGAGTAACTTAACCTTAAGGTTATGTCTGCTATGCAGAATTACTGACAACATGGGGCAGACTATATGGTTTGCCCCTTTGATTTTGAAAGAGAGGTATTTATTATGGCTGAATATACAGCAGTAGCATTACAGACTGTGGCAGCAGGAGCGGACGTTGCTTTTACTGAAACTGCCGTAAATGGAAGTAACTGTATCAATCATAGAGAGGGATCCGGAATTGTGAAGTTAAGAGGTATCACTAATCAGTGTCGTGCAAGATTTCTTGTAAGTTATTCCGGTAACATTCAGATTCCCACTGGTGGAACTGTTGGGGAAATTTCCCTTGCACTGGCGGTAGACGGGGAACCTTTACAGTCCACAAGAATGATTGTAACTCCGGCAGCAGTAGAGAATTTCTTCAATGTATCTGCGCAGGCTTACATTGATGTTCCTCGTGGATGCTGCAGTACGGTAGCCGTTCAGAACACTTCTACGCAAGCTATTGAAGTGCAAAACAGCAATTTGATTGCCGTTCGTGAAGCGTAGGAGGTGAAAAATCATGGATGTTAAGAGAATGCATGAAATGATTGAAAAACTTTCTGAATGCGCTAAAGCGCAGTTTGACAAAGGAATTGACAAAGTAGATACTTGCGAAATGGGAAAAGTCGTTGATATGATGAAAGATTTGTCAGAAGCCATGTACTACCGTGAGCTGACAAAAACCATGCAGGAATATGATCCGGAAGAAGTCGTGGAAATGTTTGATCGTTACGGTGACGGTGGCAGACGGTACTATGACCATTACCGCTATGCTGACGGCAGATTTGCACCTAAAGGTCGTGGAACCTACCGCAGAGGTTATGAAGAGCCACCCTATTACCACATGACCCCGGAAATGTATCACCGTGACATGGACAGAGACATGGGGCGTATGTACTACACGGAAACTTCTTCATCCGGTATGCGTGATGCAAGAGAGGGCAGAAGTGGCATGAGCCGCAGAACTTACATGGAAAATAAGGAACTGCATAAGGCGAATACACAGCAGGACAAAGAAGCAAAAGTCCGTGACCTGAACACCTACATGACCGAACTTGCAAACGACATGACGGAAATCATCAACGATGCAACACCGGAAGAAAAGACGGTACTGCGAAACAAGCTGTCTGCACTGGTAACAAAAATCGGTTAAAAAAATTAAGGGGCTTATTTAGCCCCTTTTATGTTGGAGGTGGTAAGTTGTTCACGATAAATGGAATAGACTGGAATTTAAGGATTGTAGGAAGTAACAGTCCTATGCTGATGCGTTCTGATGGTACATATACGTTTGGCATGACTGATAGAAACACAAGAGACATTTACATATCAAATATGATTCATGGTAATTTCTATGACCGTGTGCTGTGCCATGAATTGTGCCATGCGTTCTGCCTGTCCTACAATTTGACTATGGATATTCAGACAGAAGAGATTGTTGCCGACTTTTTGGCTACCTACGGAAGAGAAGTGTTTTCTGTGGCTGATGAAATTATCAAAAATTACATGAGAATACTTGCGTAAATTTTTCTTAAATGCTACAATGTAGGTGTCTAGATTATAATTTATACCAGCTGAGAAGTAGCAATACTTTTCAGTAAAAGCGCATCAGACATGTATTTTAAAAAGAAGAGTGTCCTTGTCGTGGAGGACATTCTTTTTTGTTTGTTTAAAAATAAGAGCACCCTTGCGGATGCCCTTAAAATCACTCTATATATAATGGCATAAATTCACATTTGTTGTAACCTCTCCATGAATTTGTGCTGTATCCTATTATTTTCCCATAAACAGTTATTTTTTCACCACCGGAATAATCTGTTGCGTTTAACCCATAATCATTAGAAAATAGTACATTGATTTGCTCTCCCATATAGCTTTCAGTACCTTCTCTCAAAACACAGCATTTTAAGAAATTCCTTTGTAAATTGTATTCTCCAAACATTTCTTGAATATAATCATAATACATATCTTTTGCTCTTAATTCATAAAGTTCTGACACAAAAAGATTTAGTTTTACATCTTTTCCCTCTAAATCATCTTGGGAAAAAAATATATCATCATAGAATAATTCGACACATGATTCCTTATATTCCTCTTCTGATAAAACATTTTCCTCCTCATATTCTCCATAATTTTCATTTTCCATTACATTACTTTCTGATTGAGCAACCGTAGGCTCTGTTTTAGAATCTATTTCTTGATTTGTATTTTCTCCTTGATAAGCAGGATAGCTTTCAACTGATTCATCTGGTAGTTCAATAGTTTGACTTTCTGTTTCTATTACAGACTCTATACTTAAATTATTTGAAACATTTTGATTTTCCTCATTTTGACCACCTAAAAAATATGCAAGAATTACAATCGCAGAAAAAATAATTGAAAACCATGAACCGCTGTGATTTTTATTATTTTTATCACCTTTAACAATGTCAATAATGGCTAAAATAATTGCTACTGGAATTGTAAGACCAATAAGAGTGAACACAACAGATAGTATGCTTAATGTGCTTTGCTTTTTCTTTTTCTGATTTTGTTTTTCCACAATATCAATGTCAAATTTAGACATACAAGCATCACAATAACCTATTCTGTGATATACCGGCAATCCTTTTTCATCCGTAGCCACCTGTTCCGGAACAACTCTCATTTCTTTACCACATTTGTAGCAATTCATAATATTTCCCCCTATAGGTTTTATTAAAAATCTCATTTTTTGAGACTTTTTTTGTAAAAAATTTTAATGTGTTTCTTTTGATACCCCCGTAGGTCTGCATTTTCAACCGAAAATCTCGTTTTCAGAGGTTTTTGAAAGAAAAATTTTTCGTCAAAATATAATGCTTTTTTCAAAATACCCCCCGGGGTAGCACTTTTCAAGCTGAAAAATCCGTTTTCAGAGTTTTTTCGCAGATTTTTTCAGACCGATTCAAAGTGTGTAACATCTGCGCACTTCTGCAGTGCACGTTTTGGACGTGTCACCGTGTCGCAGCTTTCGCAAGGTCTCCGACTGCCGAAAGCATGGAATCATACGCAGACCGCAACAGCTCCGCAGATTCCGCAGACAGACCACCGGCGGCATTCTCTACCCTTATAACGGTTTCCAGCCGCTCCCAGGCATCCGCTACGCTCTCCATAATGTCGTATACATGACCGATTCCCACTTTTCGCATTTTGTCAAAATCCCCCTTGTAATATTTGATTGTACACCAAAACAGCGCAAGCCGTCAATATATCCTGGTCCGGTGGAAGAGTAGCACAAATAGACCGCCAGACGGCAGCAGTTCCAACGGAACACGACAAAAAGACGGCTTGCGACCGTCTTTTATCCGTTTTCAAGTTCAAAAATTGCCCACCGCAGGGCGGCGGCTGTCTCCGTGTCGTGATCACGCTCTGCACGTTCCAAAATCTTGTAAAGCCTTTCAATGTTCTTTTCTTTCATCCTGGCAACCTCCTTTTTCAATTTTTGGGTGTGATCCACCCATAAAGCCATTGCCGGGCATCGCTCCCGGCTGGCATCCTCTGCAATGGCTGTCAAGGTTCAAAATCTATAATTCCTAAATAAAATTGATCTTTAAAGTTATTAAAAAAATGATCTTTTAAATCTGATAATGTTTTTTCTCCATTTTTTAACGCTTCAAAATCATTCAACACCATTTCATCAGTATAATTTGCAAATTTATTATAACTGATTGATATTCTAAACCTTTCTCCAGATTTTACCCAACCCAAACGACCGGAATTTTTAGCAACTGGATATACACCTATTACATAACCGTATAAATCATTATAATCTTTTGTGTTTTTGTCGTGCCAATCCTCTAGTTGTATTTCCGTACCGTCAGGCATTGCCGAAATTTCTATAATTTTCATTTTCTCGTTCCTCCATATTTTCAATTTTTCCCGGTAATCCGGGTAAAAGCAAGACCGGGACTTGATCCCGGTTGTAAGCCTGTCTTACTTGCTAAATTTAACAATATGATAAATTATATCAAAAGAATGGCTTAATGCTCTTGCCTGTGTGTCTAACCAATCCTCGGATCTGTTTGGTTTGTTCTCGCCGCCGCAAACCTTTTTTAACTCAGATGGGCAACAGAGACGTTCGGCAATGTCACAATCATAAATCAGAGAGCAGCCGCCCCAACTGTACTGTTTCCAGTCAGCGGCGCCATTCAGTAAAAGGCTTTTTAACTCTGTTTTGTCCTGCGGAATCTCTTCAACTTCTAGAGCTTCTACAAGCTCATAAGCATAGATCTTTACACCTTTATTCCATGCGCTTCTTGCCTTGCTGTTGTTGATTGCTTCTAATAATTCATTCTTTCTCATATTGCTTTTACCTTTTCACCCGTGTTATAATTTGGGTGCCTTTCTTTTTGGGTGCCGGTGTTCGCTTGGTAGGTGTCACCGGCTTTTTTATTTGTTGAGATAACTATATCATGTTATATATCATGTGTCAATACATTTTATATAAAAGTTTATATAAAAATTATATAATATGATATATATACAATTATATTGCATTTATATATAAAGTGTTATATAATATGATAAAACAATTTATTAAAGGAGGTTTTACAGATGGCAAGGACAGCAGATTACACGCGCAAAGCAATTAACAATTACCGCAGTAAATTTGATCTTGTACAAATCAGATTACCAAAAGGCACAAAGGACAGAGCAGCAGAATCAGACATAAATATAAATGATATAGCTGTATCGGCTGTATTGGCTTATTTAGACGCTTTGGAGACCCAAGCAGAAAATTTACCGCAAGAGCTGGAAAAGACCGCAGAAAAGGCAAATAAGGAGCGTACAGAGGTATCCGAAAAAGTCGCACTGATGCAAGCAAACGAAAGATTGCACCAGCTCCAGGAGCAGAGGAGAGCAGAACGGAAAGCATCAAAACAACCGCAAGTTGTAGACGCTGAGGAATTTTTGAAAAATATCAATAAATAATTGCAATAACCTATTGACATGCTATATAACATGATATATAATTAAGATACAAACAAACGAAAGGAGCGAACGACATGACAGGAACAGCACAAGACCAGAAAAAAGCTTACCGCATAATCTCTAGTTGCCGTGAGTTTTTCCGTACTTACATAGACAAACAACACAACCCGGATAAATTCGAAGTGCAAGCGTTCGAGGAACTGAAAGAAAAGATTCTTCCGGATCTGGAAAAATACACGGATGCAGCACAGTTGATAGCAGATCGGCAGAAATTTGCGGACAGAGTTTTGATTATGCAAATATTGACCAGGGCGGCGATCCTACGAAAATGGGATCCAGAATATCACAAAGAGATAAGACGGCAGAAACTGGAACGGGAGCAAAGACAATTCCAGCGCATACAGGACAGATGGAAAAACAACCGGGAATATTGTTAAAAAAGAAAGGTTAAAAGGTGGAGAGCATGAGAAAAACAGTGGTTAATGAGTACGGAATAAATATTGATTATGATTTGGCAGTATCCATGATGGATGACGATTTACGAGAGGAGATACACGGAGATCTTGCACCGTGCACAGATCAACAGTTTTTTGACGAGTACGCAAAACGTCACGAGCAAAAATTTAATGAGGTTTGGGAGCTGGCAAAAGAAAACCCTTGTTATTAAATATTCAGCGGAGCGCAAAGGCTCCGCTTTTTGCGTTGGAGTAAAAAAATGAAAGATAATGTACTATCGAGGATTTGCAGAACGTGCGGAACAAGCTTTTTAGGTGGACCGAGGGCGTTTTACTGCCCTGAATGCAGACAGGAACGAAAAAAAGAGCAAAGCAAAAGATATAAAGAGTGCATCAAACACGGCTCTATAATTCCGCTCGGATCTGTTATACAGTGTGAGTCTTGCGGATGTGATATAATTAAATGCAGCGGCTTACAAAGATTTTGTAAGAAATGTGCAAAAAAACATTTAAAAATAATTGATAATCAACAATCTTTAGATTGGAATAAAAATAATCAAGTAAAAGTAAAAAAATCAAAAAAATTATACAACGATAAAAAGCAAGCAACCGGAATACATAAAAATAGCGGCATCCCTGGTGTTAATTGGGACACTGTAAAAAATAAATGGATTGCTTGCGTATCTGTTAATCATAGACAAATTAAAATTGTGACCACATCAAATATAAATGTTGCAAAATCGGCAAGAGAGGAGGCACAAAAAGCAAAAGAATCCGGACTATTAACAGATGATTTTATAAACATATTAAAATCAAAATATCGTAATCTATAAGCAGGTGTAACAGCCTGCTTTTCTTGATCTATTTTCACTGTGATATTTTAACGTGATAAATTTTGTAGACAAATTGTAGACATTTTGTAGACGCAGATTAAATAAGATTAGAGTAAATAAAAAGAGATTAAATAAAATAAAAATAAATAAGAGCAGAAAGACATTGTATAACCAAGTATATATAAATACTAGAGCCGACCGGCTGCCACCATGTCCCCATCTGCAAAAACATCTTACCTACCTGCTGAAAAATCCCATTTGTCAAATTTACACGGATGATATTTTTTAAGCACATGATTTTTATATGCTCAGGATCACCGGCAGACATACCACCGTAACAAATTGTCAAACGTGTAAAAGGTTGTTGTGGATTTATAAATAGCACTTATGGTATGATAAAAGCAGTTAGGGAGCCGACGTTAATACGGTGCGAGTGACAGCGGTGCAAATCCAACCCCCTCTGGAGATGCAGCCGCCCAGATTGTAACCAAGACCACCGGAGCCGACAGACCAGAAACGGCAAGAAGTCACTAGCTTGTCACTTTTATAAATTTATGTTTTTGTCTGATCTGTGGAGGAGATTAAAAAACATGGGTTTATTAAGTGATGCTTAGTGATTTTTTTATTGCAGTTTTTAGGAGGAGCAGAAATGGAAAAAGTCGAAAACACAGAAACATCCCAGGTATATGAGAATGACATGGAATTATACCTCTCCCAGTTCTGCAGAGATCAGAAAATCGAAGATATTAAGCAAGAGTCCCAAAGCGTTTGGAATGCTGCACTTATGTACATCAAACGCCATGCATTTAATGAGCCTGACTGTCTCAAATCTAAATCCCTTGTAAATACTACCGGATCATTTACAGGTGGAGTAAGTAACTATAACGCTTATGACTATGATTTAGTTAATCGTATATGTGATTATTATATATATATGTGTATGATGTATGACAAAGAGGTATCAGCTATAGGATTTAGTTTATTAACAGGTATAGACAGATATACAATAGCTACATGGAGAGATGAGGGGACTAAATTAAGTCCATCGTGTTCTGACATCGGCAAAAAGATATCGGATTTCCGTGAAGAGTCTTTGAGTGCAAAGTTAGCCACAGCAAAGCGCAACCCTGTAGGGATCCTGGCAATACTTAACCGCCATTACGGGTGGAACCTTCCGGGAGTATCGAGAGAGCAGCAGAACCACAAGCAGGCCTTGACCGCTTCAGATCTGCCACAGTTAGGCGGTGCAAATGGGCAAAATATATCAATGTTGACCGATTCCGGAGCGTATGACGATAATACATCAGATGCAAACGAGTAGCAACAAGTGCTGAAACGTGCGTAAATACGGGATAGTTAAGGACGTGTCAATAAAGACTGCGTGAAAGATTAGTTTAACGCATAGTTGAAAAGAAACATAGCACACCGGGGGAGGGGGGCTGACAGGACGAGCGAACAGCCCCTACTTAGTCCCTCAAATTTCCTCAAAAATAAAAAGACCTTTATCCAGAAAGGAGACCTAGATGCCAGATAATGTAAATCACCCCAGTCATTATGAGACAGGAAAATATGAGTGCATAGATGTAATGATTGAGACGCAGGGGATTGAAGCTGTGAAGAACTTCTGCATCTGCAATGCTTTTAAATATCTTTACCGGCATGAGAATAAAAACGGTGTAGAGGATGTGAGGAAAGCTAAGTGGTACCTGGACAAGTATTTGGAACTGGTTGAATCAGACAAAGAAAAGCTAAAGAAATCTTTTGAAAACTTAGAAAGAAGCATTGAGAATATTCAAAAAAATTGGAAAATACCGCCAAATATTGAAATTGCTATACCGCTTTGAAAACATGAATCTGAAACATACAATGATGAAAAAGTTTCTGTGGAAGAGGATTTAAGTAAAGTTGCAACAATTCCTACGTTAGATGCAGGATCAAGGGCGCATAATCCACAAACTGCTAAGAATTTTGCAACTTCTGTATGAATTTACAATGATCGAGGTCACTTATGCAGATCTACGGAAAAGAGATTAAAGATGAATGTTCAAAATGTGGTGAAGTGCTGCAATGCGAATTGTTTCTGCAAGGTCACGGAATTAAGAGAGACCGTGAGAATGTTACGGAAATGGTTAGCTGTCAGATGGAGCACCAAAAGAGCAGGCTTGATAAAGAGCCTAAAGAAGATTTGCCAGTTAAGGAGAAATGTGAATTGCCACCGGAGATTAAAGAGATATACACAGAGGTTTGGAAAATTCATAAAGAGTGCGCTAATCCGAAAACGGATGATGACTGGTCGTATCTTATCCGGCAAGGAAATTTGCTGATAAAAATGCACAACAATAGTCAGTTTGCCAAAGCACTGGTAATGGCAATGATCGATGAAATTGAAGGAAGGACGAAGAAAAAATGAAAAACATAATCAGGAAATTCTTAAAAGTATGTTCTTCAACAGCATTACTTACTATTTGCGGAAGTTATTTTCAGATTGCACGGGATTCTAGTGCAGATACGATTTCAAGAGTGCTTGGCATTGCGTTCGGATTGATATTGCTGATTGCAAATTACTTTGTGTGGGAGGTAGAGTTAACATGATTTTATTCATAATTTTGAAAATTATGACAACTGCAGTAATGGCGTTTTTCGCAATAGCAAGTGCATTATATGCTCCAAAGCAGAAAACGGCATCAGACGGAGTATTCTTCTTTGCAACTGCAATGTTTCTTGCATTTGGAATAACTTTCGCGTGGGTATAGCCTATGTGGTTACCGGAGATTATGCGAATTATCCCATATCACAATTTTGAATGGGTTAAATTCATAAAGCCATTGTTATTGCCGAATATCCGGTGTTGTGTTGGCATTGGATATGTGGCAGAGAAATCAAGGCATCAAGAGTGTATGTAGCCTGTGTGTGGGAAACGAAAAATGGAATAATGCGTTTGACAACACAAAGTTTTTCAAAGTACCGTACACAGGCGTGACAATTTTTTTTAGATAAAGATAGGGTGTTTCACAAAAATAATCCGGGAGCAGATGGTCTCTCTCCCGGAGTTTAGGACTATCGCCAAGCGGTAAGGCACAGCACTTTGACTGCTGCATCCCAGGTCCGAATCCTGGTAGTCCTGTTTCGCAGATGTTTTCTTCTTTCGGTCTTTGCCATCTGCGAATATTCCATCTACATGGAAGACTCCTTTCACCTCATAGCGGAATGCTGTTAAGAGCCGTCACAAGGCTCATGAGGGTTTTCCACGTAACCGCTTGAAGCCTTGCAACCATATAGCGGTGAAAAACTTTATCTGCGTCGATAAGACGATACGGTGATTGCAATAATCTGTAGTTAGCAGATAGGTGTGCCAGAAGTTTAGTCGTGGTTATACGGCACAGGTTTTGGGGAAATATGCATAGTGGCGATTGCAGCGGTCTGTAAAACCGTGACATTAGAAACACCGAAGGTTCGACTCCTTCTTTCCCCACGATGTCGGATCGCAACCGGCTAGCAGGTAACTGGCGGATGTCCTGCGAAAATAAAAATAGCCATAAGTGTTGCGCTGTGTCAGCGCCTTAAATGTAGGCATACAGCTTATGGAAACGCACATGATCGGTTAGTCAAGTGGTAAGACACCACCCTTTCACGGTGGTAACGCGAGTTCGAATCTCGTACCGATCATTGGGATGTAGCGCAAATGGAAAGAGCAGTGTCCTTCTAAGGCATAGGCTGTGGGTTCAAGTCCCATCATCCCAACTTTTTCATTCAATCCTAAAAGACGCTATTGGGCAGGTGCGTGGTTGATAGTCGTAACGGATGGATTGTTTCAAGAAATCGCACCATCAAGATGCAGTGTTCCCATAATGGTATTGGAACGGCTTGCTAAGCCGCCGGGCGTTTATTCGCCTTGTAGGTTCGAATCCTACACACTGCGTTTATACGAGTGGGAACGCATATCATTGTTCGCAGGGGGATATGCATAATTGTGAGTTGAGATACCTGTTCTAGCAATTAACCATGCTATATTTGCCGTATGTCCGGGTGGTGAGGGAGCGGTCTTGAAAACCGTTGGCTGTAAAAGGCTTGCAGGTTCGAATCCTGTGTACGGCGTTTATCTTTATCTCCACTTAGCCGGGTACTACTGCAATAGTTCCGGTCGATGGGAGATGTATGGATAGTAGTTGCTCATTATCGGTCAACGAAAAACACTTCTGCGAGTAGAATTTGCAGATTCAAAAGTAGTCGTACATTGTTTGGGTCGGGTGGGTTCGACTCCCACGGCAACTATTCCCTGGCTAAAACGTAAGCCACATACATTTAGCGAAAACCAAGCCTATGAAGTAGAGAACAAACAAGACTGTGAGATTGTGGATAGTCAGTGACAAGTAGGCGGTGCACATTTGGTTATGGCAAGTGCAAGCCATAAAAGGTTTTACGGTGCAATTACCATGCATAGCTTCAGTGGAAGAGCGGCATCCGCATAGGATGTGTGTCGGCGGTTCGATTCCGTCTGCATGGGTTACGGAGGAATTTTACATGAATGGATTTCACCTTATTCTTCAAGATTGTTGTCAGTATTGTAAAGATTTTGAACCGAAACTGATACAAATGAATATAACAACAGTGTCTGACAAAAGCGAAAAATACTTAAACAACATTACTTGCGAAAATCTTGATAAATGTGAACGGTTAATGGAGAGGTTGAAAAATAAGCATGTGTAAATTTTGTGAAAACTGGCATGACGAAAATACAATCTGCGGAGCAGACATTAAAATTTATAAATGTGCGAATGAAACAAATTTGACAGAAGCACAGATTTTGAAAAATGTCAGAGACAATAAACCTGGTATTGTTATTTTTGCAAATGCAGCAACTATGGGATATTTTAAAATTGAGTTTTGCCCCATGTGCGGCAGAAAGCTGGTGGAGGAATGACGTGTCATGATTGTGCTTACCTTGGATTTGATAGAAACGAAGTTGTAGGGATGGCTGAAATGTGCAACCATCCGGAAAAATGGATTCCTGGTGCTGGATTTGCTGACAGTGAACATGAGTGCGAATTTTTCAAAAAGAAATCAGGAGTTTCTAAATGGGATTCATATTCCGAAGATGAAAAAGAAAAGGCCCGGGAATATTTCCAAGAATACTATGTTCAAAATCCTGTTGGCGATTTAACATGCGAACAGGCTTGGGCACAGTTCGTTGAATATTTAAAAACTACTGATTCAAATGCATGATTTGATAGGAGTATTGAAGAATGAGCATGGCAGAATTAATGGAATCAATAACAGATGAATTAACTGAACAGTTGGAATATGACGCATCTCAGCGAGAAATTAAGCAGGATAGTGAAATGTCTTTGGTTGAGTTTGCAGAGAAGATTGCACCATTTCCGTTATCTGAATTTCAAAAACAGTCAATTCGAGAATACGAGGAATGTGAGAAAAGAAACTTACCATTGTGTCACATTCCACCAAGAAACGTTGGAAGAGATTTTATATATCAATTGATTGAAGAGTGGAAACGTCAGCATTATTTGACAGATGCACGTTGCAGCAAGTGCAACCGCCTTTTAGGCAAATTCAACGGACAGGCTGAAATCAAATGCCCGAAATGCGGGAAAATCAACAGAATCGGTGTAAATTTACCAAAGGATAAGGTTTTTGATTTTTTAGAAACAGAAAAGCGAATTTCACAGGAAAGGATAAACGAATACGCAGAATGTTTTGATGGTGTTCCTGTTAATGACCATACAAGAAAGGAACTACTAAAAAGTCATATAAGATTTTGTGACAGAATATTAAAACTTTTGAATTAAATATTTCAGAGCACCAGCCGTAGAGTGCCTACGCAGAGAGCCAAATTTCCAAAATGTAAGGAAAGGAGGCTCTTTTATATTGGCAAGTCAGAGCCTTATATCGGCAGTAAACAGCTATGACAATTACATACAGCGCAAAGGGATTGATGAACAGGTCATTGATGCGTACATAGATGCTTTGGCAGTTGCTTTTCGGTCAGAACATGACATTGAATACGGATTACAGCAATCAGCAAAAGCAAAAACATACATTGCACAATATGTCAAGGATAAGACCGGCGGCAGAGTTGCAGACCTGGAAGTTTACGCAGGGGATAACAATACTTCATACAAGGTTTTGGAGCAATTCTACAATGTTTTAATGTACGAAGCAGCTTATCTTGTGGATAGCTTTTTCTATTACATTGAAATTGATGAAAAAGATCCGTGGAAGAGGTTCTATTTTCCGAGAAGACAGGTTCTAAAGCCGGTAGTCGGAGCATATCAAGAGATTTACGATGGAAAACTGGATTTCTTATCAGTTTCACAACCGAAACGTACTGGGAAAACCACCGGAGGACTAAAACTGGCACAGATGATGGGCGGCAGAGACCCGGACGGAAGCATTTTCGGTGTAGGAAAAGGTGAAGGACTGGTGAAGAGATTCTACGGCGGTCTTTTACAAGGATTTGAGACTGAAAGTACCTATCAGAGGTTTTTGAGCGTTTTTCCGGAAGCTACAAAAATAAGCAAAGATGGATACAAGAGCGCAGAGAATCTGTCCATAGACCTTAAAAGCAAGAATATCTTTCCAACATTTACTTGCCGACCTATTGATGGCGCAATCGTAGGTTGTACCGAAGCAAACGTGCTTGTCTATATTGATGACTGCGTAAAAAATCATGAGGAAGCAAGAAACAGAGACCGATTAGAGTTCCTGTGTGAAAAGGTCACAGATGATGTTTTGGGACGTAGATTAGAGGGTACACCCATTATTATCCAAGGAACAAAATACAGCCTGTATGACCCTATTACAGCACTACAGAATAAGACTGATGAACTTGGATGGAGATGGAGAGAAGTTGCGATTCCGGCACTTGATCCGGTCACGGACGAAAGTAACTGGGAAATTTACAGAAAGGACAAGCAAGGTCTTAGAAAAATATTTACTACGGACTATTACCGGAAAGAAAGAAAACTTGTTTCCGAAGAAACCTGGGCGGCAGAGTTCCAACAAGAGCCATACGAAGCAAAGGGAAGAATGTTCTCTGAAAGTGAGTTAAATTATTTTGAGGAACTTCCAGTTGACAGAGAACCGGATGCAATCATGGCGGCTTGCGATAGTGCCGACAAGGGAGAAGATAGCTGTGCTATGCCAGTCGGATATGTGTACGGTAACGAGGTATATATTGTTGATGTGGTATTTGATAATGCAGGTACGCAGTTCACAAAGCCTGAATGCGCAAATATGCTTATTAAGCACAATGTTAAAACAGTCACTTTTGAGAGCAACAGTGCCGGGGAATATTTTGGTCGTGATGTTATGGACATTGTAAAGTCACAGGGAGGCAGATGTAGCGCAAGGTTCAAATTTAACTGTTCCAACAAAATTACGAGAATGGAAAATGCAAGGGATAATGTAATTCGTGATTACTATTTTCGTGATTTCAAGAAAATGGACAGGCAGAGCCAGTACTACAAATTCATGAAGGAATTAACCACTATGACACGTAGTGGAAAAGTAAAACACGATGATGCACCGGATAGCATTGCATTGTTTGAAAATGAGATGCGTAGCGGATACATAAAGCCAACAGTGATTTTGTCAAGCCCTATATAGGAGGTAAATCAAATGGTGACCAAAGAGGTTTTATCTCAATACATAGATTTGCAGGAAGAAATCAAAGAAGTACAGCAGAAGATTAAAAAACTTGAATCGGATATCAGAAAAATTGAATCGGATGGGAATGTTGTTGACAGCGTATCAGGTGGATGCGGCGGCACTGAACATTTTCGTATTGAAGGATTCCCTTATCCAGAGTACAGCAGAAAAAGGACACTGCTTTATTCCAGAAAGGCTACTTTACAGCTTTTAGAGGACGATTTACTGCAAAAAAATAATGAAGTAGAAGAATTTATTGCAAGCGTTCAGGACAGTCGTATAAGACGGATCATAAATTTACGATTTATTGAAAAATTATCATGGAACAAGGTCGCTGACAGAATCGGTGGTGGAAACACAGAGGATAGCGTAAGAAAAGCATTCGATCGTTACATGGCAAATTAAACTTGTCCGATATGTCCGATTTTTCCGTGATACTATTAAGATGCAGAAAGATTCCAAGATATTTTTCATTTCTTCCTCAGATCATGTGAAGACTACAGAAGTACCGCTCTTATCAGCAAGGGCGGTATTTTTGTGCGCAGAAAAGAGGTATTTATGATTTTTAACCAAAAAATTAGAGTGTACTGTCTGGGATGCGGACGGTTGGTCGGTGAATGCAGTTCAAAATCACACATCGACAAGACATATAAGTGCCGGAATTGCAATAAGATGGTTGTTTACCATACGGAGACCGGAGAACGTGAGATTAAGAAACTTCCAAAAAGAGAACAGAGCAGCGGAATGACATTTATGTAGGTGATAAAAATGCAAACTGGAAGAATTGTACTTTATACGGATGTAGAAGAAATTACATACAAAAATGTCATTGATGTTTTGAGGAATGCCATGACAGACCATAGGGTAAATGCAGCAAGAATTAGATACCTCATGGAGTATGATGAAGGAAATCAGCCACTTAAAAGAAAAAAGAAAGTAAGAACAGACATTGATTGCCATTGCGTAGATAATGTGGCAAATGAGATAACGGAATTTTGGAGTTCATTCGGCTTCGGGAATCCTATTACGTTGGTTCAGACTGGAGATGCAGAGGATAAAGAGATTGCAGAGGGAGTAAAAAACCTTAATAAGCAATACAATCTTGTAAAAATCAAAACAAAAACACAAGAAATTGCAAGACCTATGTTAATAGGTGCTATTTGCAATGTTTTAATCGACGTAAATACAGAATGGAAACCTGGGAAAGCATATTTTACATATGATGTACTTAATCCAATGACTTCATTTGTTATCAAGTCAAGCTATTACGCAGATCGAAGAACAATGCTTGGAGTAACATTCCGGCATGATAAAAACAGCGGAAGTACATACTACACTTGTTACAGTAAAGACAGCAGATACGAAATTAGGGATATGAACAAAATCATCAATGGCGATGCTGTTGAAGATGATGCTAATAAATGGAAACACGAAGAAAGAAGCGGAGAAAAAAATCCTTTAGGAGTTGTCCCTATTGTTGAGTATTTCCGGTCTTATGATCGTATGGGAGTGTGGGAGCGACAAATTTCCGAAATGGATAATTTGAATCTTATGATTTCGGATTTCTCCAATGATGTCGACCAGAATACACAAGCTATATGGCACACAAATGATGTTGATTTTCCTGTTGTTGAAGAAAAAAACGAAGATGGCACAGTTACAGAAAGCGTAAGAAAGCCAAAATCTGGCGAATGGATGCAAACATATACGGCATCCGATGGAAAAACACCTATTGTAGAAGCACTTGCTGTTGATTATGACTACGAAGGAATGCTTAACAATATACAGGTACGGAGACAAACAATCTTGCAAAAGTGCAATGTACCGCAAAGAAATGATAATTCTGGTGGCAGTACTGGTGTCGCAATGAGTGATGCTACAGGGTGGAGCCATGCAGAAGCAGCGGCATCAAAACAGCAGATGATTATTGATTCGTGCAAAATGGAAGAGGTTGAGGTTGTGTTAGCAGCTATCAATGCATCTTCCTATGTTCCGCAAGATGATCCAATGAGAAAACTTACAATAGCTGATTTAGAGCCAAACATCAAGCGACAAAAAACGTACGAAATGTCAACAAAAGTCAATGCAATGGCTACTATGCTCAGTCATGGATTTAGTCTTGAAGATACTACTGATTCCATCCCGTTTTTCGATGATCCAAGCAAGGTATGCAGCAGAAGTGGAGAAGGAGTTCGCAAATACCAAGAAACTATTTATAAAACAAATAGTCAAAATGCTGGAGAAGGTGGGGATGGAGAAAAAGAACCAAATTCGGAAAGGACAATGCAAGACTTGTCAGACCAAATTTCTAACAGCCCTTTAATTGATAAGAGCCGTACAGACAAATAAATATCATGATATCAAGCCATTGGGTTTTCCCAGTGGCTTTTTATATGCCTTACGTCAGAGAAGACGTTAATCGCAAGAACTTAGAGAAAAAGTATAAAGAGCAAGATTAAGAAAGAATGAGGTAAAAATCATGGCAGATGTAACCACACAGACAACAGAAACACAAACAACAGAAGTTAGTGGACAACAGATTGAAAGCAAACAGCCTACTGTTGAAGAACTCATGGCGCAACTTGCTACGGAAAGAGCTGAAAAAGAGAAGTATAAAAACAGATCTGATAAAGCTAGTTCGGAAGCAGCAGAGTACAAGAAACAACTTCGATCGAAGCAGACTGCGGAAGAGCAGGAAGCGGAAGCAAAAGCAGAAGCACAGAGAATTGCGGACGAAGAAAGAGAGTCCATGCGAAAGGAACTTAACCACATTAAGGCAGTAGCTGCCTACAAGGGAGTTTCTGAAAAATCTGTTGAAAAGTTGATTGATGCGGTTTCGGAATCTGACCATACCGCCATTGCAACTATTATTGAAAACGAAAAAAAAGCGGCAGTAGCAGAAGCACAGGCTGAATGGATGCGCACAAGACCAAGAGTGAATATCGGTGGCGGCGAATACTCTGGTATGACCAAAGATCAGATTATGGCAATTCCGGACAGAAATGAGCGCAGACGTGCTATTGCAATGAATCAAGATTTATTTTAGGAGGTATAAACTATGGCAGCAGAAAACAATCTGATTAAGAAAGATGACCTTGCAAGAGCAAGAGAAATTGAATTCGTAAACCTTTTTGCGTATTCCATTAAAAAGTTGGTAGAAGCCCTTGGAGTAACCAGAAAAATCCCTAAGGCAGCAGGAACCATGTTGAAGTCCTACAAGGCAGTAGGAACTCTTCAAGATGGACTGGTTGCAGAAGGAGATACCATTCCTCTTTCTAAATACAAAACTGTACCCGTAAACTATGAAGAGATTACTTTGAAGAAGTGGAGAAAAGCCACTTCCGCAGAAGCCATCATCGAAAAGGGGTACGATCAAGCGGTTGTAATGACTGGCGACGAAATGCTGAAAGATGTGCAGAAGGGAATCCGTAAGAACTTCTTTGATTTTCTTTCTACTGGCACAGGCTCTGCTTCTGGAAAGACTTTCCAGGCTGCACTTGCACAGGCATGGGGACAGTTACAGGTGCTGTTTGAAGATGATGAAATTCAAGCAGTATACTTCATGAATCCGCTGGATGTGGCAGATTATCTGGCAAACGCACAAATCTCTTTACAAAATGCTTTTGGCATGACCTATGTAGAGAACTTCCTTGGACTTGGCACTGTTATCTTTAACAGTTCTGTACCAAAGGGAAGCATCTATGCAACCGCAAAAGATAATATTGTTCTGTACTACATTCCTATAAACGGTGCGGATCTGGATGAAGCATTCACTTTTACTTCTGATGCAACCGGATATATTGGAATCCATGAAACGCCGGATTATGACAACATGACCTGTAAGGACACTGTCATTTCTGGCATTGTTATTTTCGCAGAAAGAATTGACGGCATTGTAGTGTCCACAATTACAGGAGATAACACTCTTGGTACATTGACTGTTACCAGTATTGCAAGCGCCACAGATAATGGTAAAACAAAGATTACTGTAAGCCCTAGCAAAGGCGCAGGTAACTCTTATAAGTACAAGATTGGAGAATCCGCTCAAACTGTAACTTATGGAAAATCTGTACAGACGTGGGCTGCATGGGACGGTAGCGAAGAGATTACCGCAGAAACTGGAAAGATTATCACCGTAGTAGAATGCGATGGATCTTACAAGGCAGTTAAGGCTGGTAGCAAGGCAGTAGTAGCAAAGGATGAATAAGAGGTAACACATGGCAGAATATACGACTTTGGAGCAAGTAAAAATCCGTCTGAAACAATTTCATATTGATTCTAAAAGTGATTCTGAAAGCCCCAAGGTCGTGTTTGACCATTTGGAAGAAAATCCTCTTTTGGAACAACTCATAAGTCAGGCAGAAGCCGACATCAGAGCAAAAAGAATGTACCCGGAAAGTTACACAGAAGAGAAGATTGCTGCGGATATGGAAAAATTTCAGTCCGTGGCGGTTAATCTTGTCGTGTATGACAGATCGCAAGCCGGTGAAAACTTCATGGCAAGCTATTCAGAGAATGGAGTGTCGAGAACATGGAGAGACCGGGAAGAACTGTTTGTGGGTGTTTTTCCATTTGCAAAAGTTTTATAACCCCATCGAAATCGAGGGGTTTAGAAGATTGTGCGTGACCATGTTACTGATTCCAGTAATAAAGTTGCAGGCGGCACACTTTAAGGGTGGTGGGCGGTGTGCCAACAAACAAGGAAGGCGGTATATGATGTGACTATAGAGTTATCTACAGCAATCATTATAAGCGTGTTATCACTCGGTTTTTCCGTCTACATTGGTCTGAAAAATAGCAAAAGAACAGACACAAAGGATATTGAGGAACGTGTGAAAGAAAACACACGCATCAACATGAAACTGGACACCATCCTTGATACTATCAATGAAATGAAAAGCGAGCGTTCAGAGATGAAGAAAGAGCTTGCAGAGCATGAACAGAAGCTGACAAAGGTTGAAGCCAGTACGGCATCTGCGCATCATAGACTTGATGGAATTGAGGAAAGACTTAACATTAAAGAGAACGGAGGTAAGGAATGATGGATTTTTCACAGGTAGGAACTTGTGTTGCAATCGTGGTTATCTGTTATCTTGCCGGTATTGGAGCGAAGCTGATTCCGGTTATTAAGGATAACTACATCCCGGTTGTTGTCGGCATTGTCGGTGGCATTCTCGGAGTAGTAGGAATGTATGTTATTCCGGATTTCCCGGCAAATGATGTACTGAATGCGATTGCGGTAGGAATTGTTTCCGGCTTGGCAAGCACTGGTGTAAATCAGATTTACAAGCAGGTGAAGAAAGATGCTTGACATTAACAAGCAGGAAATGAAGTACTCACGGCAGGGAGAAAAAGTCACGATTTATGACCGGGACGAAAACGGAGAAATAAAGTACATCGAGATGGACGGAGAAAGGATTCCAGTGGTTTTGAGAGAAACTACTGGATATTCTGAACCCGTCCTTTTTTCTGCCAACATCAGTAATAAGCTGTCGGAAGTACTGGTAAAAGAATTTGGTATTGATGATTCCAGTTCGTATTGTCAGATTGTGACCGACAAGGGCTATTTGCCGATTAAGGCAGGGGATGTTATCTGGAAGAAGTCAGAAGTAGGTCGTGACGATGACGGACTTGTGGACAGCAAGACTGCGGACTATGTTGTCAAAGGCGTTGCAGATGAGGGACTGACAGCAGATTTGTTTTTGTTGCAAAAGACGGTGAAGTGATATGGGAAAGACAATCAACATTAACCTGTTTGACCCAAAGTCCATACAAGCGGCTGTAAAGGCTCTTAGAGACTATGAAAATAGTTTAGAGTATAAATGTAGACTACTGGCAGAAACGCTGGCAGAAAAGGGCGTAGAGATTGCTAGAGTGCAGATTGCTGACCTTGATGCTATCTTTACATCAGAACTTTTGCAAAGCATTCATGCGGAATACGTTGGCTCTGTAAAGGGTGGCGGTGTTTGGTCGGTGGTTGCCGGTACAGACCATGCGCTTTTCGTTGAGTTTGGTACTCTTGGTAGCATTGGTGGAAAGAAAGAATATCCATATCCTTTGCCGGAAGGTGTTACATGGAAATACAACTCCGGTAAAACAATTCGGCAAGCATTACAAGACATTGAAGTGCATGGAAGCACTTATGTGAAAGCCGGAGAATACTACTGGAGTTATATCGGAGATGACAGAAAACTTCATATAACAAAAGGTATGCCTTCAAGACCTTTTATGTACCTGACTGCAATAGAACTTCGTAAAATTGTATTACAGACAGCAAAGGTGGTGTTTGGAAATGGCGGTTAATGAATATCAATGGGTATCAGACTTCAAAGTCAAGATTGCATCATACTTAAAAATGAAGATACCACAGAGCCATCCTAAAGCTTATGTGACGGACAAAAGTAAGGATTTGTCAGACCCTACATTCCCTACGGTGTACTTTCATGCTATGCCGTTCACAGAGACAGGACAAGACCTTGAAGCACGTTCTGTTAATGGAATCACAGCATCATACCAGGTGGATGTGATAACCAACAAAAGTCAGGAAGAAGCCGAAGCTATCATGGCTACGGTTGCCGGACTTTTCAAACGTCTGCGATTTCAAATAACTTCCATGCCAGAGTTCAATAATACTTCGCAGGACACATACAGAAGCACTGCACGGTTCAGAAGAAGCGTAGGTGCTGATGATAAATTGTAACTATTAGAGCCATTCGGCTCTATTTTTTTATGCAAATTTAAGGAGGTATAAATTATGGCAGCAGCCGGAATTTCTACTTTAGGCATTACTTTCGGATATGGTACAGAGACAACCGCCGGAACAAAACCTACAAGTTTTAAGCAACTTACAAGAATTAATGCCATTGGCGGCATCAGCATTGAGCCGGAGCAGATTGATGCTTCTGCGTTAGAAGATGCAATCACCAGATATGTAAAAGGTCGTGCAGATACTGGTGGATCTTTTGCAGTCACAGTCAACTTTACATCAGAGACCGTGGCTGAATGGACTGCACTTATCACAGCCTATAAGGCTCTTACTGGCGGAAATAGAATGTGGTTTGAAACTGTCATTCCCGGAGAAGAGAAATCTTTCTTTGTTGTGGCACAGCCACCTGAGCAGATTCCACAGCCAGAGATCGGACAGAATGAACTTCTGACGATTGAAATGAACCTTACCATTGAGGAATACAAAGGTTTGGATTCTACTGTTGCACTGACAACGGGGGAATAGCAAGTCAGTCAGAAACAAATAACACTGCCGTGGCTGACTTTGATGAAGCGGTAGATGATACATTGATTTAGCAAAAGAGAGCCGTCTTCGGGCGGCTCCTTTCCAACAAAATGTTGGGGAAAGGATAAATTATGCTGAAAGTAAAATTTGGAGAAAAGGAACTGAACATTAAATTTGGTTACGAAGCAACCGTAAAAAACAACATTATTAAGAAACTGGCAAACCTTGAAAAGCAGGAAGACGGCATTGAATCCGTGAATAACATTCTCATGTTACTGCCGGAACTGATTCTTGTAGGTTTACAGAAATACCACTCTGATGAATACGGTTTCGACCCTTACAACAAAGAGCAGAAAGAAGCAAAGTTAAGCGAGGTTTATTCCATGCTTGATGATTATTTCGATTCTGACGAATCTGACATTCAGAAATTATTTGCTGATGTGCAAGGAGAACTGCTTGAAAACGGTTTTTTAGCGAAGCTCCTGAAACAGGAGCAGGAGAAGAACTCCAAGAAAGCACCGGAGAAGTCAGAGAACTAACATGGGAAATATACTGTAAAGAAGTACGTCCTATGTGGCTTTTATGCACAAAAGGATACGGATTTACAGTAAAAGATATAGATTCTTCCTGCCCTGCGGATTTAGAGCCTTATGCAGAAGCGTACAAGCTAGAAATGAAGCAGAGAGACAGAGAAATGTGGATGTGGTGGGGAGAATATGGACTAGCAGCAACATCTGTTGCCGTAGACCATTGCCTAAACGGTCGAAAAGCACAATCGAAGTATATTGACAAGCCTATTATAGAACGTGCGGACATTGCTAATAATGAAAAAGAAATTCAGAAGCAAAGGAAAGCGTTCCTCGCAGGACTTATGGCAATGCAAGCTAATTTTGAATTATCACATCCCAAAAAGGAGAAACAAACATGAGTTTAACAGGAATTGATGTGTCCTCATACCAGGGGACAATTAACTGGTGGGCGGTAAAACAGAACGGTATTGATTTTGCTATTCTAAAGGTCATCCGTAAGGATTTGAACCCGGACAAGAAGTTTGAAGAGAACTGGAAAGGTTGCCAAGAACACAACGTTCATGTGCACGGAGTATATGAATATGGATATATTACAACGGTTGCAAAATCACGATCTGATGCAAGAAGAGTGCTTACTATTCTTAACGGTAGAAAAGTGACAGTATATCTTGATGTTGAAGATGCCGTTATGAAAGGTCTTGGCAAAAATATTATTTCTATTATCAATGCTTACGGAAAGGTTATCACCGATGCAGGATTACAGTTCGGTGTATACACTGGGGAAAGTTTTTACAAAACATACATTAAGCCTTATGGCGGTGTGAGTTATCCCATGTGGATCGCACGGTACGGCAAGAATAACGGCAAGTGTGATGTGAAGTATCAACCGCAAGTACCAAACATGGTAGGCTGGCAGTACACTTCTAAAGGGCGTGTAGGTGGCATTGTAGGCAATGTAGACATGAATGTATGGTACAAGGAGTTAGATGCCGTATATGAGGATTCTACAAGCCATAGAAACCCTTATACAGAGCCGGAAAGACTTCTTTATTACAAGCGTCTGGCAATGATGAAGGGAAACGATGTCAAGTGGGTGCAGTACGAACTTGTAAGGAAAGGCTTTATGCCGTCTGTAAATGCGAAAGGTAAGACGAACATTGACGGATATTTTGGAAAAACCACTTCTGATGCAGTAAAAGCATTCCAAAAGAGTATTGGAATCACTGTAGATGGAAAAGTCGGTGCGGTTACAAGGGCATATCTCAAAAAGTAATTTTAGGAGCGGTAGGTGTCACAGCTTACCGCTCTTTTTCTTGGAAGTGGCAGACACTTCCTTTTTTATTGCGGTAAAGGCGGTGCGGTATGGCAGATATTGATTCTTTGCAGATTAAAATAAAAGCGGATGCGAATAACGCAAGTAACGCACTGGATAAGTTGGCAAATAGCCTTACGAATTTTCAGAAAAGTTTGTCCATTGATACATCCAAACTGACAAGCATTTCTAATAGCATACAGAGTATCGCAAATGCCGCCAGTTCCATGAATACAAGCGGTATTAAGAATATCTCCACATTGACAAATTCCATTAACAGAATGGGGAAAATAGATACAAGCGGATTAAGCAGAATTTCATCTGCACTGAAGACTTTTTCCGCTGACATGGCAGGAACTAAAGTAGATGGAGTAGGGGATATTGCGAGCATAGCATCTTCGATTTCAAGACTTGGTGGTGTGGCATCCGGTAGAGCAATCACGAATATTCCTTTACTGGCAAAGAATTTGAAGCAGTTATTTACAACTCTTTCAACCGCTCCGAATGTCAGTGAGAACATTATCCGCATGACAAATGCACTGGCAGGACTGGCATCTACTGGTGCGGCATCCGGGAGAGCAGCAAACTCTTTAGGACGTAATCTGAACACCTATACGGCAAGCGCAAAAAGAGCCACAAAGAGCACATTCAGTCTTGCAGCGGCTTTCGGCAGATTCTACGCAACATATTTCCTTGTGATTCGTGGAATTAAAAGTCTGTGGAAGTCCATAGAGGGAACCACGGACTATATCGAAGCATTCAACTACTACACGGTAGCGTTTAATAAAGTCGGAAAGGAATGGGGCAAGGATTTTGAACAATTCGGTTACGACAATGCAGAAGATTATGCGCAGAGTTTCGGAAACCGTGTAAATGAACTGCTTGGCAAGATGTCCGGACTGAAAGTAGATGTAGATGGTGGATTGATTTCTGAAAGCGGAATGAAAAACCTGGGACTGAATTTACAGGAGATAACGCAGTACGCTTCACAACTTGCATCTATTACAAACTCTTTAGGGCAGACCGGAGAAGTTACTACGGCAATTTCAAAGTCCATGACAATGCTTGCCGGGGATATTTCCTCCCTGTTTAACGTGGATTTCAGTACAGTTGCGACTAATTTACAGTCCGGTTTGATTGGTCAGTCAAGAGCACTGTATAAGTATGGTATTGATATCACGAATGCCACCTTACAGACATACGCTTACAAATACGGCATTGAAAAGGCTGTATCTGAAATGTCACAGGCAGAGAAACAGCAGTTGCGTTTACTGGCAATCTTAGACCAGTCCAAAGTATCATGGGGAGACTTGGCGAATACAATCAATTCTCCAAGTAACATGATACGTCAATTTACCAACAACGTAAAAGAAGCCGGAATGGTACTGGGGCAGTTGTTTATTCCGGTATTGCAGAAAGTACTTCCTGTCATTAACGGTGTCGTAATTGCGATTAAAAGACTGCTTGTCAGTGTAGCGAACTTACTGGGAATCAAGATTGACTTTTCATCATTTGGTCAAGGTGTATCCGGGTACAATGAAGATTTGGAAGACACGGCAGACGCACTGGATAAAGTTGGTACAAGCGCAAAAAATGCTCAAAGCGGAATCAGAGCATTTGATAAATTGAAAGTTATTTCAATGCCAAAATCCAGTGGTTCCGGAAGTGGTGCTGGTGGAGCAGGAATTGACCTTACAAAAGAAATCATGGATGCTACTGCGGAGTACGAAAAAGTATGGCAGGAAGCATTTGACAAGATGCAGAATACAGCTCTTGGCTGGGCTGATAAGATAGAAAAACTTCTTGAGCCTGTGAAAAAGTTATTCAAAGATTTATTCAATGGTGATTTCTTCGAAGCAGGACAAGATTTATCCGGTATTGTCACAGGGATATTTAACTGGATGTCCGATGCTATTGCATCTGTAGACTGGTATCAGATTGGTCAAAACATAGGACAGTTTCTTGCTGGTATTGACTGGACTGCTGTATTTACATCTGCCGGAAACTTTATAGGACAAGCAATTACAGCGGCAATCGAACTGTGGAAAGGAAGTTTCGATGCTGCACCAATCGAAACCACGATTCTGACAGCAATAGGACTTTTGAAATTCACTGGCTTGGGAGATATTCTGTGGAAAGCAATAAAAGATTCTATTGTCTTGTCAATGGGCGGTAAGGCAGGAGCAGGAATCGGAGAAACAATTCTCGGAAGTCTATTAGGAACTGGAGCGGCAACAGGAGCAGGGGGAGCGGCAGCAGCAGGAGCAACCGGATTGTTTGGTGGTATTAGTGCAGGAGCAGTAGCGGCAACAGCGGCTATCACAGCGGTTGTAGCAGGACTTGCGCTTGTATATGCGACAAACGAGGATGTTAGAAATAGTTTCAAGGAATCAATTTCAGCCATTGCGGATAACCTAACTCCTGCAATGGAGTTTTTGACAACAACGGTTATACCAGATTTACAGAATGCATGGACAGGGCTTGTAGATGTGCTTACTCCGATAGGAGAATTTTTGAAGACTGCATTCACAAGCATATGGCAGGATATGCTAAATCCCGCATTAAAATATGTTGGTGAAGAAGTGCTTCCGAAATTGCAAAGTGCTTTTGAAAATCTTTGGAATGGAGTGCTTGTTCCGTTTGGAACATTCCTTGGAAATATCTTAAAGCCTGCAATTCAAATTGTTACTGATATACTTACGGTACTTTGGAAAAATGTAGTAGTTCCTTTGGCACAAGCATTAGGAAGTGTTTTAGGAGCTGCATTTGATGCGATAGTCGATACCATGAATTTTCTGGTAGAACAAGTAAAACCAGTAATAGAAGTATTCAACTTCTTATGGGACAATGTTTTATCTCCCATAGTCACTCATTTGTGGGAAGATTTAAAACCTGCTTTTGAAACTGTTTTTAACGCAATAGGTAATATTATCAAAAACCTTGGAACAAAATTAAAAGGACTAATTAATTTTGTTTCCGGTGTATTTACTGGAAACTGGAGAAAAGCATGGGACGGAATAAAAGACATTTTCAAAGGAACATTTAACAACCTTGTATCCATAGCAGAGGGATGCGTAAATCTGATTATTGATGGAATAAACGCTTTTATTGATGGTTTTGGTCTGATTAGTGGCATATCTGAAGCTATAGGAATAAGTTTCAAGCCAGTGCAAATACCTAAAATAAGTATTCCTCGATTTGATACCGGTGGTTACGTTCCGAGCCGATACACGATGATCATGGCAGGAGAGAATGGTGTACCGGAGATTGCCGGGACAGTAGGCGGCAAGACAGCGGTTGCCGGTGGAGTTGAAATCACTGGAATCAAAGATGCCATCAATTCCACGGCACAACAGGAAATTGCACTTCTGAAACAGAATAATCAGCTACTGCAAGGAATCCTTGAAAAAGAGTTTGGAATAACAACCGATCAAATTGGAATTGCCGCAAGACAATACGGTCAAGAGCAATTTAACCAAAAACACAAGAATGTATATGTATTTTAACACAGACAGCACTCTGGATGGGTGCTGTCTATTTTTATGCAATGAGGCGGTGAGCGTATGTCAGCATATCAAGGATGGCTTTTAAAAATTGGAGATTACGTTATTGACCAGTCAAGATTTATAGCCGCTGAAAGTTATCAGCCGGCTATAAATATGCAGGATGTAGACCCGTGGACTGATGCAAATGGATACGTACATAGAAATGCTGTGGAGCTAAAAGCATTAAGTGTTGATTTTTCCACGCCTGCGATGCTGACGGATGACGATTTGCAAGAGTTACTGTCCGGGATACGAAGCAACTTTATTGATGCAACGGAACAAGGATGTAATATCACGGCATACATTCCATTTTTAGGTCAATATGTCACACAATATGGATATATGGCTGATATAAAACCTACAATCTACGGAACTTATGACGGAGAGATTAAATACAATCAGATAGAATTTTCATTTGTCGGAGGTGTAGCGAATGAGTAACTATACCTATGCGGATTTGTTTGATAAAAGTGCATCCAAAAAGGAAATCACGATTGAAACAGATGATAAGTCTGTAAAAATCACCAACAGCGAAATCCATTTTGAACAGTTTGAATTAAAAGAAATCCTATGTGATGATGATTACCTTACATTTGGACAGTGCAATGCATCACAGCTAAAATTCAAAATTTCCAACGTGTTCACAAGCATGATTGGGAAACAGATAAATGTTTCTGCTGTGATTAATGGACATACTGACACACCATTTATTTTCGGCAAATACCGTGTCGTTTCAGATAAACCAACAGATGATAAGCGTTACAGAAATGTGACGGCATATGACGTTATATACAATATTGGAGAATCAGAAGTATCTTCCTGGTATAACGGGTTGAAATTTCCTCTGACCTTAAAGCAGTTCAGAGACAGTTTTTTTTCATATTTTGGTGTTGAGCAAGTAGCAATCACATTACCTAATGACAGCATGGAAGTGGCAGAAACAATCAAACCAAGTGAGTTGTCTGGCCAGACGGTCATGGAAGCAATCTGCTCAATAAATGGATGCTTTGGCCACATTAACCATGATGGAAAATTTGAATATGTTTTCCTTAAAGAAATAATATCCGGTTTATATCCACAGAAAGGATTATATCCACAGAAAGGATTATACCCTAGAAAAGGTTCTGAAAAAGAAAAGGTTACTGGTGGAAAATACAAATCAGTTAAATATGAAAATTTTGTCTGCCAAAAAGTTACAAAAGTTCAGATAAGACAATCAGAAAATGATATTGGTGCAGTTTACCCGGATACAGAGATTACCGAGAACGACAACAGTTATATTTTGCAAGATAATTTCCTTGTTTATGGAATGGGGGCAGATGCCCTAGAAACGGTTGCAAGAAATCTGTATGAGGTTATTAAAGTTGTAAAATATAGACCTTATAACTGTGAAAAAATAGGAAATCCTTGTTTGAGCCTTGGAGAAGCAGTCAATGTATATACGGCTAAAGAAATCATAGAAAGCTATGTGTTAAGTAGAACATACAAAGGAATCCAACAACCGAAAGACACCATATCAGCAAGCGGAAAATCTCCAAAGTACAGTGAACAAGTAAATGGAATTAACAAAAGTATAATTCAACTCCGTGGAAAAACAAATGAGTTAGAACGTACTGTTGAGGAAACACGATCTGAGATCAAGGATGTAGAAAGCGGACTGGATACAAAGATTACACAGACAGCTGGAAAGATTGAACTTGAAGCAAAAAGGGCAATAGATGCAGAAGTAGAATTGGCAGCGGCAATATCTTTGCAGGCAGACCAAATCAAATTAAAAGTATCAAAAGGTGATGTCAGTTCTCAGTTAAGTGTTGAAAGTGGACAGGTAAGTATTTCTGGAAACCGTTTTGTATTGGAAGCAGATAACTGTAGCATATCAGCAGATGGAACTATAACAGCTAAAAACGCAGTAATGACTGGTAGTTTTAAGTCTATAGGGGAAGACGGAAGTTACACAGAAGTATCATCAGGTGAAATTAAATTTTATAACGAACTATTGCAAAGCACAGGATCTATAAAAGGATTGGGACAATATCTTACTATTGATGCTTCAATGGTAAGTGTAAGCGGAATTTTAGTGGTAGGAAATGGAGCAACATATGATTCACAATATGTAAAAAACATATCAACAACTTCTCAAATATTAGGCAGTAAGACAGTACTGACAAGTGCCACATTAAGTGTCACAAAAAATTATATAAATGGAACCGTATCAGATGTATCTTTGGTAACACAAACAGCCAATGTTGCTGATTATCCTGGATATAATGTTAATTTTATTACAGGAGTTTCATCACTTGGAGGTTTGCTCACTGCAACATCTGGAATTGTCACACTTATGACGTAGGAGATTTATTATGGTAAAAAAAATATTTATTCTTCAAACGATTATTGGAAAAACAATGAAAGAAGTAATGGAAGAAAGGCAAGAAATTCAGCAATATATAGCTTTTACCATTGGAATTTCCACGTTTACGGAAATAAATGCCACATTGTTTAGCACGGAAGATGGCGATGGTTTTGAAGAGTTTATGAAGCAACTTATTGACATGTCGGATACAGTGGTTGCACAGAGCGGATATGAGGTATCTGAACTGTGCAAAAATCTGTATGCATATGCAGAAGAGCAAGGAAAAGAAATCTATGTAAGGGAGAATTGATATGGCAGCAAACTTTGAGATTAAGAAATTAAAAAGCAACCTTGTGACAGTATTAAATCAAACACCGTTGCCTATCGAGGTGAAAAGGCTTGTACTGTATGAAGTGTATTCGGAGACTAAACAGTTATCAGATATGCAGATTATGAAAGAGGAAAGCGAGGTATCTGCAGATGGCGTTGAATAAGGTTTATACCAGAATTAACTGGGAAGATTATCCAAGTGAAAACACGGATTTAGATGCATACAATCTTAATCAGATGGATTCTGCTATTGATGCGTTGGACAACCGTATCATATTACAGGATGCCTTAAAAGTAGACAAGTCTGCAATAAACGGAAATATTGCTGATTGGACTATGGATGAAACAACCGGTATTATTACTATTACAAAGTACAATGGAGAAAAGGTTATTTTTGACCTTAATATTGAAAAAATTCCTGTTGGCTTTTCCATGTCTGATGATGGAATCATTACCATGACTACAGAAGATGGAACACAGTTTACAGCTGATATTGGTTCTATGATTCCGGTGTTGACATTTGAAGATTCTGCAACCATAGCTGTATCCGTGACTGGTACTGGAAAGAATAAGACTTATTCTTTTTCAATCAAAACAGGATCAGTAACAGATGCTATGCTACAGCCTAATTATTTAGCAGATATTAGAGTAGAATCCGCAAATGCATCTGCTTATGCGCAATCCGCAAATGCAAAATCTGTATTGGCTGAATCTTATGCCGTAGGTGGAACCGGAACAAGAGAAGGAGAAGATACAGATAACGCAAAGTATTATATGGAGCAGGCAAAACAGCAAACAGGAGGTATACCTACAAAAGTTAGCGAATTAGAAAATGATGCTGGATACATTACAAAAAAAGTTTCTGATTTGACAAATTATTATGACAAAACCACTGTTGATGAAAAAATAGATGCAATTCCAAAACCAGATTTGACAAACTATTTGACCAAAACTGGTGATGGTAGTAATTTGACTGCGGCGTTTGAAGAAGCAACAACTTTAGATGAATTAACGACAGGAGAAAAGTTATCATCTATTTTGGGAAAAATTAAACTGGCTGTAAAAAACCTTAAATCACTTATAGAACTTATCGGAACTACCGATATTTCGACTATTGGTGACGGTACTATCACTGGGGGATTAAGTGATGTAAATGGCAAGTTAAGTGGTTTGAAATTTGCATCAATATCAACATCTGTTACTCTGCTAGTGACAAATAGACAGTCATTATTAGGATCTTTATCTGACTTTGGATTACCAAGTAATGCTAACGTATTTGGCGTGTTCGTAAACTGTAATTGGGTTGTTAATGTGCGTCTTGCAATTAATGGTAATTTTTATGCATATCAAATTGCTACTGTAAGTAATGACGCAACATTTACCCTAAATTTTGTTGTAGCATATAAATAGCCTAATTTGCCAAGTATGAGAAACTGGCAGAATAATACCGTTCTGTCGAAAGATTTAATATTACTACGCCATTAGATTTATTAATATAAAGCATGTGATTATCGCCATTTGTACCACCTGCTGCATTTGCTCTAACATACGTAGTTTTAGGGTAATATGTCCTTGCAATACTGGCAATAATTAATGATCCGCTAGACTGCTCAGATGTAATTTGTACGCCTAACGTTACAAATACTCTGTTACCTATTTTTGAAATTGTATTGTCAGATTCCCATGATACACAATTGACTAAAGTCAAATCGGTGTTCTGGTTTAACTTGCCATTTACAGAAGCAGTCATAAAAAATATTTGCGAAATAACAACAAAAAAGAGCATGGTGTAAAAGCCATGCTCTTAATCTATTTATCTGATTCCCCAGTCACCGTCATTGTTGACGAAACCAACCACATATCCCATCATGTCATCAATAAGATTTTCCGGGAGTATGCTGTTCGGAGACATAAGCGGAACATATCTCCATTTTCTTACACCATCTTCAATTATATGTGTTTTCACGACAATATAAATCCCACCATTACTGGTCACAATACATCGTTCACCGTCTTGCGGCTCACGATCCGCTGCAAGGAGAATAATTTCCACAGGCAGATAAAACGGCATATAGTAGTCGCACGGAATTTTCACACCGATATAAGCCTTGGATTTTATGTCTTCCGGCAAACTGTCTATGCACATGGGTTCCACAGCATTTGTGGTTGCGATAATTCCATTCATAAGTTGTGGATTAAGAACAGAAATATACTTGTGCGATTTTTCAAGACTGGAATAGATTTTAGCTTGGTGACGTATGAAGTAACGGATAAGGTACAGAGAGTGCTCCGGCAGACTTCGGCATATCTTGACAGATTCCAACATCTTATCTTCCATAGTGCCGCAACCTACCAGTTCGTCTACACTGATTCCAAAGGCTCTAGCAAGCGCAACAGCGGTCGATAGCTTCGTGTCGTTAGAATTACCGTATAGTAGTGAATTAAGCGTAGAATAAGGCAAATTAGCTTCATCAGCAAGCTTGTAAACCGTCATGTCCGGCTCATTGAGAAATTCATGGAGATTCCCACGAAAACTTAACATATAATTAGTACGGTTGACTGATAGATGTGTCGATATTTCTTTGATTCGGTCTTTTTTCATCATGTTTTTTATCCCCCTTTCACATGATACACTTGTAACATCCCTTGTTTCAAGGGACTTCAAGTTCTGGCGAGGGCGGTGTTTATTGGCGTTTTCACCGTCCTCTTTTGTTGATATTTTACAACAATAAAAAACGTGCGTCAAATATATTGATTGTTAAGAACGTATGTTCTATAATGTGTTTGTTCGCTACTTTAGATTGTGTGGAGAATTAAAGAGAGAGGGGCGTGGTTACGATGGAAAAAGAAATGACAAATGAAGAATACAGAAAAGAGTTGTCAAATATGTTTGGAAGCATAAATGAAAACTATATTTTGCAGTGGTTCTATGAATTTGTAAAAGAAAAAACAAGAGGTGAATAATCACCCCTTGGTATATTTATCGTAAAAAGCTTCCGCTTGAAACAAAAGCATATTGAGCATTTCTGGTGGAAGCTTTTCGGCAATTTTAGCAAGTTTCATCACATCATAATTTTTGCTTATTCTGGCTATAAAAGCTCCGTTCATGTCTATGTAATCTCTATTTAATCCAAATGATTCTACAAAAGTGTTTATATTATTTTCCGGCACAAATCCCTTGTTGATAATCTCAACAAGGCATTTCTTATAATAACCCATTCTGTCAATGAGATTAGTGCTACCAACATTGTTATAAATATAATCAGAATATCGCACTTTCAAATAATCGGTCAAATCATTTTCAAAGTCAAATGTTCCATCTTCTAATTTAATTTTATAGTCTACTCGTTTTTTTATAATATCCTTATATGGAACCAAGTCTATATTTAATTTTTCTGCTGCTTCTATAGTTTTATGAACATTTTCGTGAATAGCACAATCAAAGTCATCAAATGGATTGTATTCTGTTCCACATTCTTCACAAACAATTTTATCAGTTTTTCCCATTAAGAAGTCCATAGATACTCCAAAGTATTCACAGACTTTTTGAGAGGTCTTCGGATCTGCCATAGAATTTTTCTTTTTCCATGTGCTTAAAGTAGAAGAGTTAACACCAGTATCTTTACCAAACCTATATGGTGTAATTCCTTTTAATTCACACAATTTTTCGAAAGTTTTGTACATAATATCACCTCTTAAAAAATATTTCGGCATAACGAAATAGACTATTGACAACTTCGGTTTAGCGAGATATACTATGTACATACCTCGGCAAAACGAAATATAAAAATAGTTTCTAGAAAAATACTTCGTTAAAAAGATGTAACTCGTTCGACAAAGGAGATTATATCACTAAACCGAGGTATATACAAGTATTATTTACGGAAAGGAGTGATATTTTGGCACAAATGTTTACTTGTGAAGAGGTAGCAGAGAGATACAAGGTAAAAGTCATTACTGTTTGGGAATGGATTCGTCAAAAAAAACTTGGGGCAATCAAGTTAGGAAGAGAATACAGGATCACAGAGGATGACCTTGTGGCATTTGAAGATTCAAGAAGAGTTAAAACTGAATAGAAAGGAGAAACATGGAAGAATTACAAATTTTTAATAATGAAGAATTTGGAACAATCAGAACAGCAGAAATCAACGGTAAGCCTTACTTTGTGGCTTCTGATGTTGCAACAGCACTTGGATATGCAAACCCCAGAAAGGCAGTCATAGACCACTGTAAGGGAGTAACGAAACGTGACACCCCTACATCTGGTGGTAAACAAGAGTTGTCATACATAAATGAGGGTGACGTTTACCGCCTTATTATGAGATCGAAGTTGCCATCAGCGGAGAAATTTGAATCGTGGGTTGTGGATGAAGTGATCCCGTCCATCAGAAAGAATGGTGGGTACATAGCAAACCAAGAGAATATGACCCCAGAGCAGATTGTAGCGAATGCACTTATCGTAGCACAGAACATTATTTCGCAGAAAGATAAGCAAATCGAAGAAATGCGACCGAAAGCAGATTTCTTTGATGCAGTTGCAGACAGCAAGACTGCAATTTCCATGAATGAGGTTTCAAAGGTATTGGGAATCAAAGGGCTCGGACGTAACAACCTATTTGAATTTCTTCGTGATAATGCAATCCTGGATAGATGGAATGTGCCATATCAGAAATACATTGATTGCGGATGGTTTCGTGTAATAGAGCAGAAATACACCAAGAATGGAGAGGAACATATATCTATAAAAACACTTGTTTATCAAAAAGGTGTTGATGCAATCAGAAGAAAAATAGAAGCACAGCGAAGTGCTTAAATGAAAGGAGATATTTCAGTGAATAGCGGAATCTGTAAAAATGTAAGAAAAGCAAATTATGATAGAGGACTTAAATATGGCAACAAAGTACTTCATGGTAGTGATTTAAGGGATTTGGTAGGGCTTACTGTTTCGGATGTAAATTCCAACGCTGATGATGCAGAAGTCGTTGTATGGTTTGAAAGCAATGAACGAAATGTTGCTGTTTACTTAAGGGATGATTGTTTAGATGGACAACACATTGCAATCATTGACCATGCAAATGAAGAGGAAGAATCAAAGTTTCTTCTCAGACCTGTTACGGAAAATGACATAAAAGAATTTTCTTCAATGGTTTTGTATTATACAGATGATGTTTTTGGAGAAAACGATGAAAAAACCGGAGCACACTATGTATACTGTAATGATTTGGAATTAGAAGAATCAGAATTTTTCAAAGTAAAAAGTCTGTATGTCTTCCAAGATGGAAGAATTTTAACAGAAAGGTAAGTAGTGATATGAGAACAACATTGAAGCTGTTTATTCCTATTATAATAGCACTCTCAATCACATTTACTTCCACCGCACAGCCATCCGGCAGTTTTATCTCCGATGAAGCGCAGGAATCGTGTGTAAAGTACGGTGAGGAATACGGCATCTGCCCGGAAATGCTCATGGCAATGATCGAGAAAGAATCTTCCGGCAGACCGGATGTGGAAAGTGGCGGTTGCAAAGGTCTGATGCAGATATCTGACAGATGGCATAAAGACCGCATGGAACGTTTGGGAGTGACGGACATCTACTCCGTGGACGGCAATATCCATGTGGGAGCCGACTACTTGTCGGAATTGTTTGAAAAGTACTGTGATGTAGGAATTGTCCTCATGGTTTACCACGGAGAGAAGAACGCAGCTACAAAGACAGAATTAAGTGATTACGCAGACTGGATATTAACCAGGAGCGCAGAACTGGAAAGGATGAATGGAAAATGACGAACAGAGAGAAGTATGCGGAACAGATTATTAATATGGCTGTAAATGACATTAAAATAACTGTTGATAAGGAAGGAAGATTGAGCGATTGCTTTGCTATTAATTGCAAGGATTGCGCATGGAGCAGTTGCAACCAATGCAGAAAAAAATTTAGGGAATGGTTAGAACAGGAATATGTAGAACCTGTTGTTGACTGGTCGAACGTGGCGGTGGATACAAAAGTGTACGTAAGAGATTCCGACAGTGACCCTTGGGAACCTAGATACTTTGCAAAATTTGAAGATGGGAAAATATTTGTATGGACTAATGGTGCTACTTCTTTTTCAAGGAACAGCGTTTGTGGTTCCTCATGGTGGAATCAAGGAAAACTTGCGGAGGACACCGTATGAGTGCCAAAAAGCGGTTTACCGTCAAAGGGTGCATCGGAAAGATATTTTACAGTCCGAAAGAATGGGAAGTTGACCGTGAAACAGCATTCTATTACAGAATTGTAAACCGCAATACCGGGAAGAAAAAATGGTTAAGAAAGGAGTATTTTTATGCAGAAACGACAGATTATCCCCATCGTCCGTGCGAATGAGATTCTGATTGCAAGACTGTTAGATGCAGGAATCTTGTATATCGGAGAAGACAACATGATCCACGTAACAGAAGACTGAAATCCGGAGGAATGAGGAAATGGAAAGGAAGATAAGAAAAATCTTGGTAGAACTGGGGCTGAAACAGTACTTGCCGGGATTCCAGTACATCATCGAGGTTGAAACACTGATGTTTGAGAACCGGAACAGAAGACTTTCTGAAATCTACCGGATTATTGGAGAGGAACACAGCACAAATGAAAAAAGCGTGTATCAGGCGATCAAGTGGGTTGTTGATAAGATGAACCCAAGCACAGAACTATACAAGGAGATCAATGAGACAGACAAGCCGGTATCAATCTATATGTTTGTAAATTCACTGTATTTATATCTTTGGGAGGATAGGAACAATGAGGATTAAACACATCTTTTTGCAGAATTTCTGCAAATTCTATGGATCTAACGTAGTGGACACTGATTTATACGACCGGACAGAGGTTTCCGGTGTGAATGAAACTGGAAAGTCCACAATCAAAAGAGCAATTCAGTATATTTTTGGATGCCGTGACGAGAACGGCAGAGAAATCACCGGAATCAGACCGCACGATAAGGACGGCAATGACATTGACGGAGATATTACCGCAGAAGTTACCGTGGAGATTGACGGTACAGACAAGGTTCTGAAAAAAGTATGCCGTCAGAACTTCAATAAGAAAGGCGAGTTTACCGGCAATGTCACGGATTACTATGTGAATGATATTCCAAAAAAGGCAGCAGATTTTGAAGCATTTTTGGAAGAGAGTGTATGCGGAAAAGATAAGTTTTCACTTTGTATCAATGCCATGACACTTCTGCTGAAAGGTGGCACGGATCAGAGAGCCATTCTTGCTGATATGTTTGGTCAGCACAGTAATGATGACATTTGCAATCAGTTTCCGGAGTTTGAAGCATTAAGGACTGTTCTGCAGGATGGAACGGTTGATGAACTGAAAAAGCGTTGCAATACGCAGTTATACGGCACAAGGGGAAGAAATGGAACCAAAGGTTTGCAGGATTTACTGGATGAAATTCCAAGCCGAATTGACGAGGTAAGCCGTCAGAGAGTGGATATTGACCTTGCGGATTTGGAACTGAAAAAGAAAGCTTTAATGGATAAGCTGTCAGAGAACATTAAGCAGCAGACAAATACGCAGAACAGCATGATTTCCTACGATAAGCTTTCTGATGTAATTATTGAGTTAAAAGGTCAGTTGAGCGCATTGCAGCAGAAAGCAAATGAAAAACTGGATGCGGACAGAAGAGAGAAGCGCACGGCACTGAACCTGGTTCAGAATGAGCATCAGAAAGAGTTGCTTAAGGCAGATACCATTCGTGAAGAGATCACTGCACTCGAAAAGCGCATTGCACAGTATGAGCAGAAGAGACAGGAATTGAAGAAGAGTTGGGATTTGAATAAAAGCCTTAAATTTGATGAAAACTCTTTGATTTGCCCCTACTGTGGACAGGAATATCCGGAAGAGAAGAAAGAGCAGTTAAGAACGGAGTTTGATACGCATAAGGCACATGAACTGGAACTGATTACTAAAGAGGGTTCTTCCTGTGCTAACCATATCAAAGCGGATCAGGCAGAACTGGAGCATAAGCGTGAGGAGTTGAAAAAGACCGAGTATGAAGTGGAGCGGTTGGAAAAAGAGGTTGCCATTGCTGATAATGCCTTAAATTCCATTCCGGCAAGTGTGGATATTTCCAACACAGAAGAATACAAAGCTGTCCAGTCACAGATTGCTGAGAAAGAAGCTGCCATGAACAAATTCTCTGACATGAATCTTCTTAGATTCCAGTTAAAATGTGATGAAGAGCAGATACGCAAGGATATTTCCGTGGTTGATAAGTCTTTGGCGAGTGTAAGCATTAACGAGAGTGTGGATAAGCGTATCACAGAACTGGAACAGGAGCGCAAGAACATTGCACAGAATATTACGGATGTGCAGGCACAACTTGACCTGTTAAAGAAATTCAGCCGGAAGAAGAACGAACTGCTGGAAGCTGATGTGAACAAGTATCTTTCTTTCTGCACAGTTCGTATGTTTAGACCTCTTGTGAATGGTGACACGGAGGAATGCTGTGACTTTACATACCGTGGAGAGCCTTACAGCCGGAACATGAACCACGGAGCAAGGATTCTGACGGAGATTGACATTTGCAATGCGTTTCAGAAGCGGTGCGGTGTGGAATTGCCTATCATGGTTGACGATACAGAGAGCCTTGACCCTTGGAAGATTCCTGATGTTGACAGTCAGTTGATTATGTTCCGCAGAAGTGATGATGCGAGTTTGAAAGTGGAGGAAGCGAAGAATGAGTAATGAAGCAGAGAAACGCTACATTGTCGAGCGTGAGTTTGAACACGTAGGGTATAAATGCGTTGTGATATTTGGAAATATGGCTCACAGGTGCGGATATGTTGGCATTCCAAAGAATCATACGTTATACGGAAAAAATTATGATTACCATCTTGAAATTAAAAAATCAGATATTTGGGGCAGAGAAGTAAGTGGCATTTTCCCTTTGCTTGGTGCTTGTATTGATAAAGATGAAAGAATTCGAATTGAAGCATATTTCCAGTGTCACGGAGGTATTTCATATTCAGGTGGTGGAACAAATTCAAATTATCCTATCAAAAGTGATTTATGGTGGTTTGGGTTCGATTGCGGTCACGCTGGAGATAAGGCGGATTTGGATTATGCAATACAGAAATTCCCAAGCCGTAAAGAAATTTATCAGATGCAAAAAATGATAGAAAGTAAATTTCCTGTTGGTGTCGATGTCGTTCGTTCAGAAGAATATGTTGCTGATGAATGTAAGAAGTTGGCGGAGCAATTGAAAGAGTTTGAAAGGAATGAAGAGAATGCAGATTAAGAAAGAGACAGTCATTTCCGTTTTGACAACAAGAGGAGAAACAATCAATGCCGGTGACACCGTGATATTCAATTTTGATGACAAGTGTTGCGTGGGTGTGTACCTGGGACTTTCAGACCGTGGAGCCTTGAAATTCAAAGGCAAGATTGCTGATACAGATGTGACATTCCATGTGATGCCTAGAAGTATCAAGGAGATTTACAAAGCTGATGTGACAGTGCATCAGGGAGTTGCAAGTGGATTTATGAATGAGTCGGAAAGCGAGGAAGAATAGCATGGAAAAACATAAATTTAAGGTTGGAGACAGAGTAAAAGTAAAAAAGGATATTGTTACGCTCAACAGAAGAACTGTGGGGAAATGCGGAACAGTCAAAGAACTATTGACGGATAATTACTGCTCGGTTGAGTTTGACGAATTTGTAGGCGGTCATGATTGCAATGGATTCGCCAAAGAAGGGCACGGATGGAATCACGCAGAAGATGCGCTTGATTTAGTTAAAACTCAGAATGAAACCATCGTAATCTACCGCAATGACAACAAAGTAGTTGCGCTGGACAAGTCCACTGGCGAGAAAGCAGAAGCAAACTGCAATCCTGCTGATGAATTTGATTTCCGTACTGGTGCTAAGTTGGCTTTCAATCGGCTGATGGGCGAAGATGTGAAGCCTGATAACGGTGTTCGTGAAGTGAAGAGAAAAGCTAAAGTCGGTGAGTACATCAAAATTGTGGATGCAAAATCTTTTATTATACCATATGAAAACGGAGAGATTTTCAGAGTAATTGGTGTTAAGAACGCAACATGTGAGGTTGAAAACTCTGTTAAAAGGTGTCACACATGGCACAGCGAGTACGTTGTCCTTGAAAACTACAAACCGGAAGAAAAATCGCAGGAAGATGATGACAGCGAAATCCGTGTCGGTGACATGGTAGAGGTAACACATAGAGGTAAATGCTATTCAACATACTATACATGGAGCGGTCTTGGAAGTTATAGACAAAATTTTGTTAATGGAGTTTCTGTTGAAAATGGAATGGTTGCAAAGGTTTTGAACATTTCGCAACACGATGACGATAAGTGGAAAACTCTTGCACTTATTCAGAATCCAAAGACAAGCCAGGTATTCATCATTAACATTGACGGCATCAAAAAGGTAGAAAGGTAGGTAGAAACATGGCAGACGAAAAGAAGCAGGAAAACACAGGAATTGTGGAATACGAATCAAATGGGGAAATTGTAAAAATTTCCCCAACAACGGTAAGAAAGTACCTTGTAAGCGGTGGTGGAAACGTATCGGATCAGGAAGTAATGATGTTTATGTCTCTTTGCAGATATCAGCATCTTAATCCTTTTTTGAAAGAAGCATACCTCATTAAGTTTGGAAACAATGATCCTGCTACGATTGTTACCGGAAAAGATGTTTTTACAAAAAGAGCCGATGCAAATCCGAATTATGCAGGAAAAAAAGCAGGAATTATTGTTCAGAAGAAAGATGGTTCCGTTGAAGAAAGAGAAGGATCTTTTGTCCTTAAGGACGAATCTATTGTAGGAGGTTGGGCTAAAGTGTTTATCAAAGGAAGAGAGACACCGGAGTACCAGTCAGTATCTTTCGATGAATATGTTGGAAGAAAAAAAGATGGAACAATCAACGGTCAATGGTCCAAAAAGCCTGCAACAATGATAAGAAAAGTTGCTGTTGTACAGGCATTAAGAGAAGCTTTTCCGGATAAATTCCAAGGTTTGTATGCGCAGGAAGAATTTCCTGATGTTTCCGATGTGAAACTTGATGTGGAAAAAGTTGTGGCAGAAGAGGTACAGGCAAATGCAAACACTATCGAGTTTCCTGACACAACATTTGAGGAAGTACCGCAGACCGCAGAGACGGACATTGCCAGCGCAGAGACACCGGATTGCTTTAAGTAGGAGGACACCATGAGAATTATATCGCAGGATGGAACATTAGACATTCCTTATGAGCAGGTGGTTATTCAGAGATTTAATGGTGAAATTTACTTTCTGAATAAGAACCTCATAGGTGTAGAACAACTTTGTGGTGATATGGTTATTGCCAAATATTCCACAGAGGAAAAAGCAGAGAAAGCTATGGAAATGCTTAGAGAACAGTACAAAAAATACGTTGGAGCTTCTGTTAATATATATGGATGTTTTCAGTTTTCGGCAGAGGAAGAATTGGAGTAGCCTATGAAATACTATTGGGTTCGCATCTATGATTACAGGGTAGACGATGAACTGAAAGAGTTTACAGATGATAACGTGTGGGATGCTCAAAAAGGCACTCTTCTTGATGAATATTATCTTTGCGGAAAGGATATGTCTCGTGGTGAAGCAAAGGACGAAGTAAAGAAGAAAAGCAGTATTTCAAGGTTTGCAAAGCCAAGAAAAGGTAGCGGAATATATGCTCTAGTTATGGACAGCAACCAATTCTTCTATGAGCGATTCAATATTGAAGTTGATACAATCTGTTTTAACTGCCATAAACCAATCAAAGGCAAACAAAAGGATTTCCCATACATTACGACAGATGGTGGAGAAAAATATTACTTTTGTTCTTATGGTTGCCGAGCTGAAACCAGTAGCAAAATCAATCCCTACTACGAGGGAGAGTTTCAAACCAGAGAGGGATATGAGAGCAATGGTGGTGTATATGGATATATCTACCATATTTATAACAGAAAGACCAATATGCACTACATAGGACAAACGGTATATATGCCATTCTTCCGGTGGCAGGAACACGTTAAGAGCGGTTTGAAAGGTGACATTACAGACCTTGTATTTGAGACCATTACAGAGGTTCGTGTTAAATCACAAGAGTATCTGAACAATATTGAAGCATGGTGGATTAGGAAATACATTGACGAATATGGAAGAAATCATGTTATGAACATTACAGTTCCAAAGATAACTCTTGAAGATTTAGCAGTGGAGTATTCAAAGATTGTTTCGGGGCAGCTAAGTCTTGAAAGAGAGGTGATACAGGAGTGAAACTGAAATGTTTAGGCTCCGGTTCTTCCGGTAACTGCTATCTTCTAACGTCAGATAACGGTGAAACACTTTTACTGGATGCAGGACTTCCTATCATGGACATAAAGCGTGGTCTTAACTGGAATATTAAGTGTGTTGTGGGTGCTATATGCACCCATACGCACAAAGACCACTCATTATCCGTATCAGAACTTGAACACATGGGAATACCAGTATTTAAGCCATATGAGAGTTTAGAACCTATGGAAATATGCTTTACTGGTGGAAAAATAATGGCATTTGATCTTACTACACTGGATGGTAAGTGGACACATACCAACGCTGATGGTTCAGAATGCCCTTGCTATGGATTCCTGATTACTCACCCGGAAATGGGAAAATTGCTTTATGTAACTGACACGGAATTTGTTAAGTGGCGGTTTCATGAAGTAAACCACATCCTTATTTCATGCAACTATCAGAAGAAGTACATTACAGAGGATTCCAACGATGCTAAGAAATCCCATGTGTACCGTGGTCATATGGAACTGGAAACGGTAAAAGAATTTGTCATTGCGAACAAATCAGATGCCCTGCAGAACGTCATATTGTGCCATTTAAGCCGTGATAATTCTGATGCCAAAGAATGTGTCGCAGAGGTAAAAAAGATTGTTCCATTGGCGAATGTGGACTATGCGGCAGCAGGCAAGGAATGGATTTTAAGGAATGGAAAGGAGTGTCCATTTTGAGTAAAAGAGTATTAGATGCTTGCTGTGGTAGCCGGATGTTTTGGTTTGATAAGCATAATCCGGATGTCATATTTGCAGACAACAGAGAATTGGAAACCACTTTATGTGACGGAAGAAAACTTCTTGTTAAACCTGACATAAAAATGGATTTTCGTAATATGCCGTATGAAGATAACAGCTTCAAAGTGGTTGTTTTTGAACCGCCACATTTGATTCATGCCGGAGTGAAATCTTGGTTAAGACAAAAATACGGAGTACTTCCGGAAGATTGGCCAGCATACCTAAAAAAAGGTTTTTATGAATGCATGAGAGTTTTAGAGCCGGACGGACTACTGATATTCAAATGGAACGAACAACAGATACCTTTTTCAAAGGTTCTGAAAATATTTGAGGAAAAGCCGTTACTTGGAGACCAAAGAGGTATGACAAGATGGGTAGTTTTTATGAAGTGATTAAAAAGGAGAATTGTGTATGAGCGGTGGAAGTTTTGACTATTTGTGCTACAAAGATGTTCCTGAACTGATGAACAATTCAAACATTGCGAACCTTGAAAGCATGGTTCAGCACTTGCAGGAGTACGGTTACGAGGACATAGCACGAGATACACAGCGGTTGATTGAGTATATCCGGTCGGCAAGTATCAGAATTGAGGTTTTGAGCGAGAATCTTAACGGTGTTTTTCATGCGGTAGAGTGGTATGAGAGCGCAGATATTGGCAGAGAGACCATGATTGCAGAACTGGAAAAGTACAGAAATGGTGGTGCGAATGGCTGACACATTTTATAGACCACTTACACCGCAATTAAGAAGTGAAATAATGCAGAGCATTGATTCTAACATATCCGAACTGAATACCTGTCAAAGCAATGCTTTAGTCAATATGCAAAAAACAGGATATGGGGCATTGAGAAATATTATAAATGCCTTGCCGGACGGATATTTGATTCCATTTGAAAGGCGGTGATTCGGTTGGCTGATTGGAAGAAAATCTATGCTATGAAAGCAGAACGTGAGAAAAAAATAAAACAGATATGCCCCGAAATATCGAATGTTAGCGGAATCTATTTGTTTTACAGAGTGGACGAAGCAGGAATCAGAAGAGGGTATTGTGGGCAAGCTGTCAGACTTTTAGAGCGCACATCTTCTCACCTTGCGGAATACGACCATATAGCATTGAGCCTTAAAAAACATGGCTTCAAGAGCAAAGATAATCCGCATGGGTGGTCATTGCATTTTTTAACCTGTGGGATATCAGAACTTGATGAAAAAGAAGTCGAGTATATTAAAAAATGTTCTGATAGTGGTATTCAGATGTACAACATTACAGCAGGAAGCCAAGGACAAGGGAAAATGGTAACTGGTGTAATGAAGCCGGGAAAAGGTTACCGTGATGGACTGGCACAAGGTAGAATTAACCTTGCAAGGGAACTGGCGAACATTGCCGACAAGCATCTAGTCATCAGTTTGAAGCCTGAGAAGCAGAACAATTCGGTGTCACAGAAACAGTTTGCGAAGTTTATGGAACTTTTGCATGGAGAAAAGGACGGTGAATAATATGAAAGTATATATTACAAAATATGCACTTAGTACTGGAATCATAGAAACTGACGATGCAGAGATTTGTTCAAATATTTCCGAAGATATGATAAGTTCTAAAAAATATGGATATTATAACGGAAATGATTGGCACAAAAAGAAGGAAGACGCAGTTTTAAGGGCAGAAGTAATGAGAATAAAGAAAATTGAATCATTAAAAAAACAAATTGAAAAATTGAATAAAATGAAATTTTCTTTGTAGAGTTCAAGCATCACAGAACTTGGAGGTGATACATAAAATGCCAAAACGATATGACAATCCGCAGGAAATTTTGAAAATCATGCGGCAGACAGAACTTTTGAAGCAGTCTGCGAATAGAAGTCCATTCACCGGAATACTGACACTGTTCTGCTATACCTTGTGGAAAGACTATAAGTACTCACAGACGAGACTTTCCGACTTTTGCGGTAAATTCACCGAATACAATGAAAAGTACGAGAATGAGCCTTATACGGAGTTACAGAGCAGGCTTAACGATTTTACAGACTGGACGATTGAGTACAAGGAATTTACCGAAGCTGATTATCCACATTACAAGTCGGTTGTAGCGCAGAAATGCATCCAGGAACAGGTCAGATGTAACAATCTTATCAATGAGTTGTCCACAAGGTACATCCTATATGGAATGGTAATCCTTATGGAAGATGGATTCGGTAAGAAGAAGCTGACGAATTTCAAGGATAAGTTTTCTGACCACATGGACAAAGCCGGAGACAAGTGCAACGGAAAGGATTTCATGAACTTGTGGAGAGAACTGGTGGAAAACACCGGAATCTATATTGAGAAGCCTATTTTTGAGTAAGGAGTTCTAAATGGCAGAAAAACGAATGTTCAGCGCAAAAATAATTGAGAGTGATGCTTTTTTGGATATTCCTGCTACGGCTCAAATGCTTTATTTCCATATCTGTATGAATGCTGATGATGACGGATTTGTAAATAACCCACGGAAAATCATAAGGATGTGCGGTGCTTCTGATGATGATTTGAAAGCATTGATAGACAATAGATTCCTTTTATCTTTCGAAAGTGGTGTTGTACTGGTAAAGCACTGGCGCATTCACAACTACATTCCACCGGATCGTTACAAGCCGTCATGCTATGTGGATGAAAAAAGCAAAATAGGTGTGAAACTAAACGGATCATACACTACAGACCCTAAAAAGATGGTTTCCCCAGTAGAGGGAAATCCAAAGAAAAATTGCTACGACAAAGAAATCAAACTTGATAAGAGGTGATATAGATGCAGATGACAGGTTATGAATTGTTGGCGAATTATGAAAAAGCAGAGGACAAGGATAAACAGATTCAGATTCTTGCGGATTTGAACCACATTCCGGTTGACATGGTGTGTTTTGTGATTGACAACAGAGAAAAATTTGAAAATTTGGAGACACCATTGTCCACAGAAGAATTTGCAAAGTGGTGTGAGACGGAACTTGACCGTGTGGATGCTCATATCCATGCACAGGAAAAATATTACAGAGAAATTTGCAATGTATACGGAATCGCAAGTACATACGGAAAAGGAGTGTAGCTGTATGAGAGAGGGAACAGGAAACTTTCAAAACGGTGACTTACTCTACATGGCTACACATCCGGTTGCTGATGCTATTAGAATCGGACGCACGAAGCCGTATGACTGCAGTTATCCAGTGATGGCGGAGAGACCGAGGATCAAGGAAAGGAGCAAGAATGGGAAAAACAGCAGAGATTAGAGGATACACAGCCGAAGAAGTTGCAGAAAGTAGACGTATAGAATTGGAAAAAGACTATGAAAAATGCCGTAATAAGTTTGATGAAGTAAAAATCAGAACGCAATCGGTTAAAGCTGCAAAATTAGAACTTGAAGAGTGCAAACATGAGCATGAAAAAATGCTATCAGAATATCGCAGAGATAGTGTAAACAGAGTTTTATCGTACATTCGCACAAAGAAAATTACGGACTCAAATGAATTGGATTTACTGCTGTGCCACTGTCAGAATAAGCTGAACGGCAACATTGATGGTATTGAGTTAAATTTGCACTATGAGTAAAGGAGCAAGGATGGAGAGACTGACAACTAGAAATATAGCAGGAGTGGCGGTGTATAAGAATCCGTTTGAATGTGAAAGATGCGGAGAGACAATTTGGAGATTACCTGATTATGGCAATGGAAGTCCTACGGAAAAGTTGTCCGCTTATGAGGATGCCGAGGAACAGGGATTGCTACTGCAGTTGCCGTGCAAGGTGGGAGATAAATTATATCGTATAACTCCATATGTAAAAGAACCGATTATTACAACACACGTTTTACAAATAAATATCAAGCAGTTTTTCAATGAAAAAATAATTGTAAGAATTGATGTCATGGATAAAATGGGTGAAAGCTGTTATTTCTTAGATGATATAGGTAAAAAAATATTTTTATCCAGAGAGGAAGCCGAAGCCAAGCTGGCAGAAATGGGAGGTGCGGAATGAAGAGAGAAGAAGCTATCAAGGATTTGGACATTATCAGGTTTAATCCTCATTGGGATGAGCTTGTAAATGAAGAATATTGGCAAGAACTTATGGAAATGGCAATCACCGCCTTGCAGAATCAGCCGGTGTGGATTCCGGTAAGCGAGAGACTGCCGGAAGAATCATATGGATGTTTGGTAACTGTTATGGATTTTGAGCCGTCAACACAAACGGATTTTGAAAATATACTTCCGTATTTTGTCGGATATGACGGTCACGGATGGAACGATGCAGACGGAGAGACAATTCCATTTGAAGTTATTGCTTGGATGCCACTGCCGGAGCCGTACCGGGAAAGTGATGTAGAAGATGGCGAAGTGTGATAACTGCAAGAATTTATAAACAAAGGATAATGGTTTTGATGCGTACTCATGGTGCGAGAAAATCAATGACTGTCCGCATGAGGACATAGAAAGAGACTGTGAAAATTACGCACCCATGACTAGAGCAGATGAAATCCAGAGCATGACGGACAAGGAGTTGGCGATGACACTATTATATGTCCTGCGGAAGTTGAAGAAAGCGAGATAGAAGAATGACAGTGACTTGTAATAAATGCGGAATTGTAAAAGGTTTTATTGAAGAGAAAGGAAATCAAACAGGACTTTATTGTAATAAATGCGGAAAATGGATTAAGTGGCTTACAAAGGATGAAAAAAGGCTTTTTGCTCACAATTACAAATCAAAAATGACCAACGCAGACCGGATCAGGAGCATGACGGACGAGGAGTTGGCAGATTTTATTATCAATTTTGACAACCGTTTTGGTAAGGAATATGAGGGAGAACAAAGTTGTCTGTCATGGTTACAGAAAGAAAGCGAGGAACAGTAATGAAGACAGTAACAATCGAACTTATTGACGGATATTTTATCGAGGTGGATGAATTAAACCACACTCTTAAGCAGAGATACCAGGGAGAAACCAAGGATGGCGAGAAAAAGTCTTCTGAGCGAATCATAGGATATTATCCCAGTGTCAGAGCGTGTGTGGAACGCATTGTAAAGCTTATTCCACTGGATGAAAACGATGGCAAGGTAATTTCTATGCGAGAGTATGTTGACGAGGTTGAAAAAGCCTTTAAGAGAGTTTCCGAGTTGAAGTTGTAGGAGGGATGAAGATGCAGGATAGATATTTATTCAAGGCAAAACGCAAGGATAATGGGGAATGGGTGGAAGGTTTTTATTTTTGTATGACGCATACTGATGGTAGGCACACACACCATTTCATTATTCCATTAGGAGCAGATTTGAGCCTAGGGACACCTGTTGAAAAAATACAGGTTGAGGTCGATCAATCTACCATCTGCCAGTGTACAGGTCTTAAGGATAAGAACGGCAGGGTGATTTGGGAGAATGATATTGTAAATGGCAGTATTAAGCGTGGAGCGGCATTTTACAGATGTTTGGTTCTGTGGAATGAGTGCAAGGCAAGATTTGATGTGAGAGCTATGGGCTGCAATTTCCCAATGACGCTTGATGAGTGCACAGATGATATTTCTATGAGTGGTTTTGAATATGAGGTTGTCGGGAATGTATTTGACAATCCGGAACTGTTGGAGGAGTAGCCATGACGGAGAATGAAGCAAAAAGTTTTATGCTGATTGAAAAAGAATGCATAAATCGTGATTGCAATAGAGACTGCGCAAAATGCGATATTGTGCAGGAGGTAGACAATCTGAATAATGCGTATGATATGGCAATCAAGGCACTGGAAGAAGTTCAGCAGTACCGGCAGATAGGTACGGTGGAGGAATGCCGGAAATCAGTAGAAATCTGCAAATCTATGATTGGGAGAAACATCACACCGGAGAACATGGAAGAATACATGAAATTCGAGGATTAATGTATAAGTGAAGGATTTACATTTAATAGCCTGTTGGAAGCAAGAGAGAAGTAGACAGTCAGAGGAATGAAACGGAGGTAGGTTGATATGCCAAGTTTTGAATTAAAACCGGAGCACATAAAGATTATGACAGACCTTAATTTTAGAATCTCTATTTTAATAGATTCTGAGGATAGGTATAGACCGGCAATAGATGTTAAAAGACCATTTGGGAACAGCGGCCCCACAACAAATGTGTGTGAAATCATGGGATGGCACTGCGATGAAGAAAGTGGAGAATACGCTGCTGAGGATATTGAAAAAGCCGAAATGCTCATTATCGAACTTCCAGTTGCTTTGCAGATCGTGATGCAAAACCACACATTTGAACCCGGAGAGTATGAAGTAGGGGAATATTCCTCGGCATACTTCAATTATGTTCACATTCGCAATTATCACGCATTAAAATCTCCTATCGCAGAAATAGAGGAAAAATATAAAGACTGCGATCAAATGGAAAGGTTACATGAAGTTTGTATGAATGTATCTGGCGATAACCCGTGGAAAGTGATTGACGATCTGAAATGGTTTGCCCAGACCGACTTTCTGGCAGATGCAATAGCGGTATTTGAAAAGCATAGAGACGAACAAATCCTTGATGAATGGCTGAAAACACATGACAGATATGATTATTGCAAGAATTGTGGTCAGAAATTAGGTTGGAGTGATGAAGAATGAATGATTTATCCTATGAATTTAAAAAGCAGGAGACGAAGAAAAACGGAAGTTTTTATTACAAAAAAGGAATGGGAAAAAGAGAAATTCCCGATATGTCTCCGTATCAGTATGGCTCATTGTTGAGCAGAAAGAAAAGAGGTAGGAGATGAGCGAAGAACTTAAGCCGTGTCCATCATGTAAGAAAAAAAGTGCTATCTTATGCGAATTTTACGTAAAATGCATGAATTGTGGAAGAATGATGATGTTGAAAGAAGATTACAATGAAGAAAAGCTGATTGAAGCATGGAACAGGAGGGCGAACGATGAGACGACTGATTGAAGCGGATGTGTTGAAAAAACATATTGAAGAGGTAATCAAGAAGCAGAACGGGAAAAATACCGATTTGGTGCCAGTGGGTGAACTGATGGTATTTATTGATAGAGAACCGACCGCCTATGACCCGGACAAGGTTTTAGATCAGCTGTTGGATGCATCTTTTGATAGATTTGGCTGTGATACCGGAATGGGCGGTGATTTGGTGGTCAATATGGACGATGCAATCCAGATTGTGAAAGGCGGTGGAGTAGATGCAGAACATTGATTACACCGCCCTGTACGAGCAGAATGCGGACTTCAAACGCTACGTTGATCGATACTGCACCAAGCACAGAATCAGCGTCGCAGAAGCCTTGCAGCACTACCTGGTGCAGATGGCGGGGAAGATGTACAAGGAACAGAGTGAGACAGTAGTTAAATAAATCAGAAAGGAGTAAGAGGTTTGCTGGCCAGCGTGAAAGACGTCTTTACTCCGATTAAAAATGAGTGATTTAGACAAGTTTGATTACGAATGTCAGAATCAGATGAGCATTTTTGACCTGATACGTGAACCGATACGGATTACAAAGCCTATAAGGCTGATAGAACTGTTTTCCGGATATGGTTCGCAGGCAATGGCACTGGAAAGAATCGGTGTAAAATTTGAGCATTACAGAGTTGTTGAGTTTGATAAGTATGCCGTAGAAAGCTACAATGCGGTGCATGGCACAGATTTTCCTACAATGGACATAACAAAGGTTCATGCGGATGATTTGAATATCTGCGATACTGAAGCCTTCACTTACTTACTTACTTACTCGTTTCCATGCACCGATTTATCGGTTGCCGGGAAACAAGCAGGCATGAAAAAAGGTAGTGGCACAAGGTCCGGTCTTTTGTGGGAAGTGGAGCGTATTCTGAAAGAGATAATAGATGGTGGCGGTGAGTTACCGCAGATTTTGTTCATGGAAAACGTGCCACAAGTTCATGCCGATGCAAACATGGTAGATTTTCAAAACTGGATTGATTTTCTGACAAGTCTTGGATATGTAAGTTACTGGCAGGACTTAAACGCAAAGAACTACGGAGTGGCACAGAACCGTGAAAGATGCTTCATGTTTTCATTTTTGGGAGAATATAACTACCATTTCCCACAGCCGATACCGTTGAAAAAGAAGTTGAAAGATTACCTTGAAGATGATGTGGACGAGAAGTATTACATCAACAATGAAAAGGCTGAAAAGCTGATAAAACAGCTTATTGACAATGGAACGCTGCCACAGCACAATCCTGAGAGCAGAGCAGAGCAGAGCAGAGCAGAGCAGAGCAGACTTGCATTGACGGAACAATCTGCAATCCACAGCAGAGAGACATTGCAAACTGCATCACTGCAAGATATGACTGCGGAATCTCAAACCAACAGCAAATCGGAAATATGGTTGCAGAAAATCTGTATTGATACAAGCATGAGTGGATTAGAGGATGGTGCAATAAGAACATACAGAGACACAGCACCGTCTATAACCGCAAGGGAATATAAAGAGCCAAGAATGATATTGGAGTGATGGGATGAAAGTAATAGGCAGTATATACACCGGAGTAACAGCAGATTTTCAGCGAGGTGTGTATCCGATTGCAAGGTGCGTAAAAGCTGAACAGCATGATTTAGGAGTAGTTATGGCAGATGTAAATGTTTTAGGCTCTCTTGAAGCAAAATTTGAGAGTACCAACAGAATTTATGATGTGGTGGGGTGTAATCCGACATTGAGTACAATGCAAGGTGGCAATCAAGAGCCGAAAATTCTTGAAAGTCAGATAGTTGCCATGCGTGGCAGAAACACAGAAAATCCGTCAGACAGAACAGCCGGAAGTCCGACAGCGCAGCGGTTAGATCCGAATGCACAAGGAATGTGCAACTCACTTACTACGGTGCAGAAAGACAACCTTGTTATGGAAAAACAGTACCGTATCAGAAAGCTAACGCCGAGAGAATGCGGACGGCTTATGGGAGTATCTGATGAAGATATTTCCAAGATGGCAGCAGTCAACAGCAACACACAGCTTTACAAGCAGTTTGGTAACAGCATCGTGGTTGATGTGATGTGCGCAATGTTCAAGAACTTAAATATTGAGCAAGAAAGTGAAATCAGGAACTAAAAAATTTGAGTTTCTATTTGAGTTCCCACTCAATAACTCAAAAGCAAGTTACCAGCAAGTTAAAATCCCCCGGTAATACGGGGGAAATAAGAAGGAGATGAAGTGAGATGGTTATAAATGCAAAATGTAATGATTGCAAGGAACCAACGAAATATGGGGTTGGCTTTTTCGATGGCAAGAATGGAATCCGCGGTTGCCTTTATGATTGCCACAACGAAGAATGTGATATAAAGCAAATAATGGAAGCATCTGCATCGAAAGATATTCAGGAAATGGAAAGAATACAGTCAGCCAACGGAGACAAAGGGATGTACGCAGGCTATATTGCAGCACTAAGAAGAGATGCAAAAGTGTCCATGTTTAAGATGGCACAGATTGCCGGATGCAGTTCGGCAGATTACAGCGCATATGAGCATGAGCGGAAAGAATTTGATCCGGAAGTGTATTGGAAATGCAAGGAGTACTTGGATAAGGTAAGAAATTAAGTATGTAAC